GTAGAAGCATTTACTGTTTCCTCATCTGTCATCTTGAGAATTGTTAGGGCATTTGTGATGTCCTCTTTCATCTCACGATACTGGTGCTGATGGATAACCTCAAAATCCTTTTCAGGTTCAGCAGGGAAGTTTCCTTCCTTTGTGATGATGTCAAAATCAACATTGAGAGTGTTGTTCCATTGACGATAGTTTGTGCGAAGGTTCTCAGCCTTTGAGAAGTTAGCAATAGCCCACTTAGCAATTTCCTTGCGCCACGCTTCTTGCGCTTTGCCGAACTTTGCTTCCTTTGCGGTCTGTGTGTTGTAATCGTTTTCTAGCGTTGCTAGACGAGCCTCTAGTGCCTTGATTACTTTGCTTGTTGCTACCTTTACTGTGATTTGTCTGCTCATTTATTTATTACCTTTCGTTGGTTGGTTGTTGGTATGAGTATTATAGCAGGGGGGTCTGACAACCCCCCTGCCGTTTTATTACGCTAGGCTATCGGCAAGAACTGTTGTCCAGCGTTCTCCGTTGTCTGTTTCCAGACGAACTCGCACCGAGCCAGATGCGTTAGGAATAATCTCTTTGATTACTCCTGTTTCTTTTGACTTTAGAGTGGTGAATAAATCACCGACCTGATAGGTTTTGTTTCCTAGTGTCATTTTGCTTCCTTTCTGTTTAGTGTCTGATTATAGCAGAGGCTACTGACATTTAGTAGCCCCTGCCCGTGTGATAAAAATCACAATTCTTCAGGTAGCCACGCTTCCAAGTGGTGTTGTTCAATAATGGCAGATGCGGGTGCGAATTTATCTCCACGATAATACACGCCTTCAGGCATTTCGATCAACTTGTTATAGTCCTCGTCATAGTAGGCGTCAATTGCTTCGATGCAAGGTTCTACCATAGATAGTGGAACGGGCGGGTAATGATTACCCTGTAAGTGATAACCTATTGCTACTTCTAAATCTAATTCATTAGCAAGGTCAAGCGCAGTATTGTATCCCATTGTTAGTTACCTTCCTTGATAGTCATTTCAGCCCAAGTATTAAACTCATTAGCAGTTTGTAACACATTAGACTCGTGTAATGCGTGTAGTGTTGCTTCCTTACACATTTGTTCAATTGCAGTTTTATCAAGAGCAATTAGCGCAGGCAATAAACTTGCAGGAATTTTATCCAAGTCAATAATTGCCTCGAATACAACTGTGTGTGGAACTTTCATTAGATTAGACATAACTTACCTTTCGTTGTTGGAATAATGGTATTTTACACTAAGCCACCGACATTTGCTAATCCACCCTCGGCGTGTCGCAGCTTTTGTGATAATACTCACATTTTTGAGGGGTTGTGGATAACTGTCGTAAGCCTGTGGATAACCCCGCAATGTTGCGGGCTAACTTGATCTTGTCAAGTCAACACGCCGCTATTTGTTAGCTCTAAATATCATCCACATTCCTAACGGTATAGGTACAGTGATTACACTAATTAAAATAATAGCAATTATAGCTCCAAGAATATCTACAATCATTTTTTACTCGCAGAAAATCTAATATCTGCTTTACCATAAACACATAGGCCACATGACACACATGCGGACCCTGCATTGCTAATAAGCGGAATGCTTTTCATATTCTCTGGACACTTAGCGCCAGGCTTGCCAGTTAATTCTTTCATTGTGTTTTCGGTTACGGCAAATGTCTTCCCTAGATAAGCAAGGCGGATACCAGAATTCTTTTTTAACTCGTGGCCCGTTTCTTTATTCTCATCATCGGTAGAATAATAAAGAGATAGATTAGATACATCCTTAAGAATAAGCGCTGCAGACTTTACACGTGTATAAACCCAGAATTGAACATCGGTGTGCTCATTGATCACATTCTTCCAGGCATAAGTATAGAAATCATTAAAGAAATCTCCGTCCCAGTGGATACGGAATAACATAGGGGCGTCTTTCTTTACACAATCGGCTTTAAAGTCAATAATCATTTCATTAAGCAATTGATACATGGTCTCCATGTCTGCATTGCGTAACAATTCCCAATTGTGAAGAAGATTAGTTTTTACTCCCTTGAAGAGTTTTTCCAATTTGCCTGCATAGCAAACAGTCTCGCAGATAGACGTAGCGCCAGGACATGAGAAATCTTTTCCTGCGGGTAATCCGAACGTGTTAGCAATTGCGGCTTGCTTTCCATTTTTTGTGACAAGGTTAGCCACCTTTCTATCATTAGAACGCTTTAATTTCATTAGTTGACCTTTCGTTAGTAAGAGAATAATACCATGGGCCACTGACATTTTCTAATCGACACGCAAAATTCCAGGGTGTTTTAAATCACAGTCTTAACGACACGCCCGACACCGCAGCTATGTGCGGGCTTTGTCGACAAATTAACTTTCGTTTTTATTTTTATGTTTGATCTTGCGTGTGTATTTTTTTTTATTGCGAACAGGTTGCGCCGCATTACTGCGACGCAATTCCTGAATGCGTTTTACTTTATCTCGAAGTGAAGTTTGGAACATTATAATTACTCGCTTCGTGAAATCGTTTTACATCAAATCGCTCATTATCTTTCGCAAACATTTCTGCGAAATCGTGAACAGTTTTAGAAAAAACAGCAGGGTGAACCTTGTTGCTAAGATAATTTAGAATTTCTGCCGTTGCGACATAATCTTTACGAGTCATCATTTTACTGCCACCATTCCACTGCGATAAAAAACTTTTGTATAGCATTTGCCTGTTGGCGTATAAAGATTTACAGTTGAGTATTCGTCAGCCATTCCCCAATCGGTGAACAAGAAAAAGTTTTCCCACGCACCAAATTCGTTTTCGTATTCAGCAGACCAATGAGGAGCGTTGCTATCATAGGCACAAGTTAGTTTATACATTAGTTATTTACCCAATCTAGTGTTAGTTCATCAGAAATTTCATCTACGCAAGAACAAGGCTCTACATCGTAGTTATTTTCAGTTCCCCAAAATAAGAAACCAGCACCACCGCATTCATCGCAATTTGCTGCGATTATTTCTATGTATTCTTTTACTTTAGCCATTTAGGTTTTCCCTTTCGTTTGTTTTGGTAATTGTAGCAGATAGCACTGACAAGGCTTCTGCCTTGCTTGCTTCACGTTGTGCGATAACGTGCTTTTTGAATTCATCTAAGTTCATTCGAACGCACCTTCCTCTAATAATCCTAATTCGATGTTAAATAATTCATCGGGAGTGGCTTCGGATAAATCTACCCAGCCAGCACCCTCGTTGTCCATACGAAAAATTTCGATGTATCCCATTATTATTCACCAACCTTTACTGCGATTGTTGCGAATTTATTTCGCAAGCCACCCGCATTTATTTCGATTAGGTAGGCTTCAGTATTTTCGCCATACCAAATTTCTGGGCGGTGTTCAGCAGAAATAATCTCACCTGAAAAGTGGCGAGTATTTGAGCGATAGTTTTTTCCTACAAGTAGGCTTTCGATTGTGTATAGTTTGGTAGCCATTGGCAGACCTTCTTTCGTTTGTTGTTATGTATGGAATTATACACGAACGCACTGACATTTTCCAATTTGGCAAGGGTTTGTCTCAGTATTTGGAGCGTGGGCTTTGTGATAAACATCACACGCAAAATGTCCGAATTGTCTGTCAAATCGACACGCCGCAAAATTCGAGGGATTTTATAACAATGTCGTAACGACACGCCCGACGCCGCACCCTTGCGGGCATTGTCGACTTTGTCAAGCCGACACGCCGTTTTTATTTATTCATTTTCTAATTCTGCTAAATAATCTTCGTGCTCTACTAGCCCAATCGCAAACGCAACGGGATCGCAACACTCTAAGATTTCGGCGGGTGTAAAAGTTGAGTAACCGATTTTTACAGTTGGATAAATGTCATTTAGTAAATCTATAAAGCTTTCTTTTATTTCTAAATCTTTTTCTAATTGTGATTTCATTAGTTTAACCCGTTTTCTTTTATGTCTTTTATTACGGCAATTAGTAGCGGAATAGTTACGCCCGCTAGTAGTAATTGGACGGCGGTAGTTAGTAGGCGATTAGTAGTCATTACTTATTCTTCTTTCTCTTGTAAATCTTGTAGGCAATTAGTAGGGCGGTAGCAATAGCGATAGTGTGCCAAGGTAGGTAGATAGCCCCTAGAAAACTATCTAACTCTATTCCGTAGTCGGTAGTTATGTATAACTCTAGTCCATCTGTAATCATTAGTCATTCCAATCTAGTGTAAGTGATTTGCTTAATTCATCTTCATCAAAATCATCAACATCTAGTAGGTCAATAGCACCTTCTTCTAGTGCCTTGTTATACATTTCTTCTTCATCAAGATAAACATAAGCGTCGCTTACATCTGCTTGGATAGTATCCCATTTAGTCATCATTACTTATTATCTCCTGTCTTGATAGTCATTACATTAGCAGAAAACTTAGTTTTCTTACCTAATTCGCTAGCGTTTAGTGTTGCGATTAGGTGGTCAATAGCCTTTATTTCGTGGGCTACATTGTCAATAGATAGTAGGCGAGAGCCTTGCCAAATTGAGTAAGTGATAGTCATTATCTGTTCTTCTTTCGTTAGTAGTTATAGTAGAAATTGTAGCCTATTGGGCTGACATTACCTAGCATAGGGCTAGGTGTGTCGGTGTGAGTTACCTCACACCCTTATCTTTTGCTAATTGCTCAGCATAGACGGGGTCGGATACGCTATCCGCACCAAACTCTAGATAGATGTCTAGATAGATGTCATCATAGTAATCGTTCATTAGTATTACTCCCAACTTCTAGTAGTAGCATAAACCTTGCGAGTGCTAGGCTTGTAATTTTCTAACTCTCTTAGATTAGTTTCTAAGATAGTGCCTCTTAGGGCTAGTAGGTCAAGATACTCATTAGCATCTTGTTCGGTATTCATTAGAACACCTAGACAAGTAGAGAACTCGGTGTCCGAGTATTGGACTTTATAACTTAGTGAAAACATTTTGTTTTCCTTTCTTTATCAAGAACCTTTCTTGATTTTCTTTATAGTATAACTCTAGCAGGGGGGTCTGACATTTATCAAGTCGCAACTCGGTCAAATCGGACATTTTAGAAAAGTAATTAGTGTTTTACATCACATTTAGCCTATTTATGGGCGCACTATCGGACAAATCGGACATCCCCAAAGGTGTGTATCGTACAAATTAAAAAATTATTAACATTTTGTCAAATTTCAAAAACTATTGACTTTCGAAAATATCAAATGTTATACTGGATCCCTTGGACAGTTTTCGGAGATAATATCAAGGGGTTAAACTCCAAGTGCGATGATGACGGAAGTTGTATTTTACAATATCTTTCAGATAAAAGCTACGGCCTTATGGTTCAACCGATGAATGGCGGATTTATACACTGACCATTTCGGGGTTCTCTTTTTCTATAAAAGGGGTATAGGGGTTGTATGCTTAAATTCTGGAAGTTATCCACTAAATACTATATCTTTTATTTATTGTGATTGGACTGACTGCCTTCAGGCAGTCCTGGCGGATAGAAAGTTTGGCGGAATGGCAAGATTCAAACACGAGACTACAAATCGTAAGGTTAATGTAGCAAGAGGAATGAAATTACCAATACAGGATGACTGGAAGCCTTTAAAAGCTATATATCCAGTAAAGTGTGCAGCATGCAAAGAATGGATCGCAAAGAATGCACCAATCCTCTGGCATGTAAAACACAAATTAGTAATGCACGTTGATTGCTAATATTTCAGAAAAAAAATTTTATTAACATTTAATAAAATCTATAAAAGCAGTCGACTAGGATTAATATGTCATCAAAATTGTATGTATACGAAATAAATGTAAAAGTGGCGGTAATTGCAGAAACAGAAGAAGAAGCTTTGGGTAAAATTGATCAAGGCCAAGCATCTCAATTATCTATTGAGAAAACTTTAACTAACTCTACAGATATTGTAGTCGACTAGGATTAATATGTTTATAAGACAGGGCGGGAACCGAATACGCTAGTCCCTAGGGGATATAGCTTAATCTGGTTAAAGCATTTGTCTTATATACAAACGACTCTGGGTTCAAATCCCAGTATCCCTACTTGAAAGGTGGTATAATAACAATATGAATAACATATCAACGAATTTACCTAAGTGTCCTGATTGTGATCAAGACAAATGGGGAGTAACAATGGACTCAGAAGGTCTATTGTCTCAATACTGCATTGTATGCTCTGGTGATTATGCACATACCAAAGAAGCAAGAGATGCAGCAGCTGGACTTAATCAATAATACTAGTCAACTAGGATTAATGTGAACTGGATCCAAGCAACAGTTATATTTGGACCTATATTGGTTCTGTTAATAGCATTTTGGAAAGACATCAAATGAAAAAAATCTGGGCTTTAATTATGTTAACTGCGACAGCAGTCTTTTCAGGTCTTGCTATGTCTAAATTTTTAAATTGGGCGGGAAATCAAGATATCTTTGATTTTGACCTAAATGAAGATATAGACAATGAACAGTTCTAAGATATTCATCTGGTCATTACTATCTATCTTGGCAATATATTATTCTCTGGTTATTCTGGCTATATAAGAAAATCCCTAGCTTTTTTCTCCCGCCCTTTTAAGGGCTATTGTATCGGAGATACCAAATATGACCCGTTAGGGCTTTAAAACCCTCATAGAGGGCTTATACGGCATATTTCTTAAATGATCGCATATCCCTATATGAGGCTTCTATTTTCGGCGCACTTTTTTCGCACTTTTTGCACTATATGTCTATATTGTCCGTATTATATGTATTATATATTTATAAAAGAAAAAATCCCATTCAGAGGCGGATCCGAATGGGCTTTTCTAGTGTATTGCTACACATTATATAGGGAGACATGGTGGTGTCTCTAACCTACACATCTTTATTGTAGAATATGTTTTATTCTAAGTCAACTACTTTTGTATCATTATTTAATTCACCTTGAACAATTGCTTCAGCTGGAGGATAAGCAAGAATCCATCCATATGGATCTACTTTAGTCTCTTCATTGTTTCCAAGATACACAAGATATTCAGGCAGGTTTGTTATTTCAGCAAGAAGTACCATTAAGTCTACACACCTCTGATGTGGTTTTTGTGTAGGGGTGTGGCAACGATACTTGTCATCAACATTAGGACATACCTTTAAAATTTCCATAAGTCTAACAACGACTTTATGGGCAAAATCCATTTGTTCTTGACTATAGGCCATCAATTTCATCCTTTACCTCAATTGGTGTATATGCAGGTTCAGGTCCAAGCAAGAATCCCTTTTCATGGTAGCCAACCATCTTTGATACTTCTTCTCCACCGACAACTTTATCAGCAATTAAAGACAAAAGGTCATAAATTCTATGTAGCATTATGTATGTGACCATTGGAAGATTATCTTCAATAGTTCCAGCATCTTTAATTATTGCACCATCAGGCAATTGTGATTCATCCATTTTTATTTATACCTCCATCTGTATTAGGGAAGATTACAGGCATCTTCCATTCGTATGTATTAAATCCAGAAGACTCATATTGTATCTCTTCTGCCGCCGACGCACTTTCTGTTGTAATTTGTAATCCTTGACCACAATTACAGTTTCCACATTTACATTCAGACATTGTTTACCTCATTTACTATTCTTCGATATACCTCTAAACCTATATTGTTTTTATATTCACAAGATAGGCAATATAAATAAATATTATCCTCTAAGTCTTGATTACATAGGAGAGAGCCTTGATCCATCGGACATTCAAGTCTAGGAACAAGGCCCTCTTCTGATAAGGCTATGTACTTAGATACATATTGTATCTGCATTTGACCTACTTTTTCTGATCAGTCGGGAATTGCAATAGCCATTCCTGCGCTTTTGGGGTCATACCCTTCCAAGCTGACCAATCTATACCGCCATTGGTCATATAATACGTTATCTCTGCGTTTGTTACTGGGTCGAATAACTCTTTGTTACTCTTTAGGTCGAATTTCTCAAGTCTTTCAGGACCTAAGTTTCCGATCATGTTTATCTGGAATATTCCGTAAGAATTGTCTCCAGTATTCTTGTTCCCGTTATATGCAAGCGGTCTTCCGTTAGATTCACGCTTTGCTATTGACCAAGCTTTTTTAAGGCCCGATCCTTCGAATCCTACAGTCTTAAGAAGTGTTAACAACTCTTGATCTGTAAGCATCTCAGATGGCTTGTAAATCTCTTTACTAAAACTATCTAAGACTTCTTGCTTTAATTGGGCTTCAGTTTTCACTAAAGGTTTTACTACTAAGGCATTTGCAGGCTGTACAGGAAACAAAAATAATGTTATCATTACAATTGTGACCAAGTTATGAGCCAAATCACTTACCTGTTGTTTTATTTTCTCCATTGGCATTTCCTCCTCTAGAGATAACGAACTATAATCATAACATTGATTATGTAAGCCTGTCAAGCCAGTCAACCAGAAAGAAAACATGAATATATCTTATTATACGATTAAAGCAGGGTTAAACCCAGCTGTTGGCTTTGGTTACGCTGGGAAAAATATAGTTAAGTCTTTAAATAATTTAGGATATTTTGTTACATATGCAAATCCAAAAGCAGATATACAAATTAATTTTACACAACCTCAACATTTTAAAATGCATAAGGGGCAATACCAAATAGGTTATACTCCATGGGAATCTACTTCTATGCGCCCAGACTGGGTTGAAAGATTTAATCATTGTGACGAAGTTTGGACAACTTCAGATTGGTGTGCTAAAGTATTTAAAGATAATGGAATAACAAAGCCAATATATGTTTATCCACACGGTATTGAAGATTTTTGGGTTCCTAAGCGTAGAGTTGTTAATGAAGGGCAGCCAATAAAATTTTTACACATAGGAGAGCCGTCACCTAGAAAAGACGGACAGCTAGCAGTAGAAACTTTTGCAAAACTTTTTGGAAATAATCCAGATTATCAACTTACATTAAAATGTCATAATTCAAACACTACTAGAATGTATAACAAAAATAATGAATTTGTAACACCAGATGCAATTTATTCAAATATTAAAATAATAACAGATGAGTATCCAGAAGAACAACTCTTAAGTTTATATCACAGCCACCACATTTTGTTATACCCAACCTGGGGAGAAGGTTTTGGGTTTATACCTCTTCAAGGACTTGCTACAGGCATGCCAGTAATATCAACGTATGACTGGTGCCATTATGAAAAATATTTAGGACCGCTTAAATTAAAATCTAAACTTACAGGTGAGACTTTACCAAAATCTGTAGGAGACGATTACATTGGAAAAATGTTTAAGCCAGATCCAAAACATTTAGAAGATCAAATGTATGAAGCAGTAATTAATTTTAAAGCATATTCTGGTTATTATTTTGCACAAGCTAATTCTATACATAAAGAATATAACTGGGACCAGTTGACTAAGAATGCATTTGATCGTTTATCTAAAAAGTTTTCTTAACCCCTTCCCCTATAAACACTTGTTTGGTAGAATAGGATCTTCACTCAAAATAAATTAAACCGCAGGGCGGAGAAAAAGGTATTATAAATGTCAAAGACTATTGCTAACCCATATGAAAATTTTATTGCGTTATCTCGATATGCAAGATGGATTCCAGAAGAGAATAGACGTGAAACATGGGGCGAAACAGTTGATAGATACTTTGCTTTTATGTTAAATCATTTAAAAGAAAATCATAATTATATTCCAGATGAGAAGCTTGTAGCGGAATTAAAAGACGGTGTATTCCAAAGAAATGTAATGCCGTCTATGCGCTCTGTAATGACATCTGGAGCAGCATTAGAAAGAGACAATGTAGCAGGATATAACTGTTCATTTGTTCCAGTAGACTCTCCACGTTCATTTGACGAAACCATGTATATTCTTATGTGTGGAACAGGCGTAGGATTCTCTGTTGAATATAAGTATGTTAATAAACTTCCTGCCGTCCCAGATTCATTTGAGAAGTCAGATACAGTAATTGTTGTAGAAGATTCAAAGCAAGGCTGGGCAAAAGCATACCGTGAGTTATTAGCATTGCTCTGGACTGGACACATTCCAGCTATTGATGTTTCCAAGGTCCGTCCTGCAGGTGCACGTCTTAAAACAATGGGTGGACGTTCATCAGGACCACAACCACTTGTAAACCTTTTTGATTTTACAATTGCAAAATTTAAAAATGCAGCAGGCCGTCAACTTAAGCCAATTGAGGCACACGACATTATGTGCAAGATTGGAGAAGTTGTAGTAGTTGGTGGAGTAAGACGCTCAGCAATGATTTCTCTTTCTAATATTAATGATATTGAGATGGCTGCAGCAAAATCTGGTAATTGGTGGGAAAACAACACTCAACGTGCACTTTCTAATAACTCTGTTGCTTATTCACGCAAGCCAGAGATGGAACAATTTATAGCAGAATGGAAAAATCTTTATGACTCAAAATCAGGAGAACGAGGTATATACAATGTGGCCGCAGCTCAAGCCCAAGCAGCCAAGTATGGAAGAAGAGATCCAGATATTCACTACGGAACTAACCCATGCTCAGAGATTATTTTACGTCCTTACCAGTTTTGTAATCTTTCAGAAGTCGTATTACGTGAAAAGGATACAGTTGAAGATGTTTCAAATAAAGTTCGCTTGGCTACAATTTTGGGAACATGGCAATCAACATTAACAGACTTTAAGTATTTAAGAAAAATTTGGAAAGATAATACAGAAGAAGAACGCCTGCTTGGAGTTTCATTAACTGGACAATTTGGACATAAGTTCTTTTCTGGAAAGCAAGGGCTAGATAAGCTTGAAACAACACTAGCTGGACTTCGTGAGTACGCAAGAGAAATGAATAAAGAAGAGGCTGGGAAAATTGGGATTCCTGAGTCTGCAGCTATTACATGCGTAAAGCCTTCAGGTACAGTTTCCCAATTGGTCGGGGTATCTTCAGGAATGCATCCTTGGCATTCACCGTATTATATTCGTACAGTTCGTGGTTCAAAAGGAGATCCAATCTCTACATTTTTAAAGGAAGTTGGAATTCCAGTAGAAGATGATGTAATGAAACCAAATGACACATACGTATTTTCATTTCCAGTTAAAGCACCAGAAGGTGCAATCGTTAGAAATGATTTAACAGCGCTAGACCACCTTAACACTTGGTTAGTTTATCAACGTGCATGGTGTGAGCACAAGCCATCAATTACTGTATCTGTAAAAGAAGAAGAGTGGATGGAAGTCGGAGCTTGGGTGTATAAGCATTTTGATGAGGTATCTGGAATTTCATTCCTTCCTCACTCAGATCACACTTATAAGCAGGCCCCATATCAGGAAGTTGACAAGGCCGAATATGATGCACTTGTTGCAAAAATGCCTAAAGACATTCGCTGGGAAGATTTGTCATTCTATGAAACAGAAGACGGAACTTCAACAAATGCTACTCTTGCATGTACATCAGATGGAAATTGCGAGATAGTAGACATATCTGCCTAGTATGGTAGAATTATAGTATTGGGGATATTCCCCAAAATTCTGGGCACACCGCCCAAAATGGAGATGATAAAATGGCTAAATTCAACAAGTTGGATTTAAACAAAGATGGAAAGGTAACAATGACAGAACAGATCTTAGCAGCTCTTGGAACATATGCTCGTGCATTTCTTTCAGCAGCAATCGCTTTGTACATGACTGGCAATACAAACCCAAGAGACCTTCTTCTAGGTGGAGTAGCAGCAGTTGCACCAGTAATCCTTAAGGCTCTAAGCCCAAGCAACCAAGAGTTTGGTTTTAAGGCTCCAAAGTAAAATTTAATAACGAATTAGGGACGCTCCTGTGCTAAAATAAGTACAGGAGTTTTCCTATTTTAGGAGATATTATGTCAGCGCAGAAAAATTTTGAAATTGACCAAAACACTACATTTTCATTTATTGTCGAATATAAAGACGATAGTGGACTTCCAATTGCGCTAACTTCTGCTTCAGCCAAAATGCAAGTTCGTGATACAAAAGGCGGATCCAAATTAGCATTTACCCTATCTTCACCAACTAGCGGAATAGTTATAGATCAGCCAGCAGGCAAACTAACAATAACCATGAACGCAGCGCAAACAAATAGTCTTTTTTATCCAAAATCTTCTTACGACATTATGGTAACAGATTCAAATGGAAATAGAACAAAGCTTCTTGAAGGCTATATAACTCTAAGTAGGTCGGTGACAATATGAGCGTAGAAAGAGTAATAGTAACAGAGATCAAAAATGATGTAGTCATTTCAACATCTGGCCCCCAAGGCCCTAGAGGAAAAACCATTCTAAATGGAAATGGTGCCCCATCTAATAATATAGGACTTGAAGGCGATTTTTATTACGATAAGGTAACAACAAGATTTTATGGACCAAAGACAAACGATCTTACCTGGGAAGGTTCTCCAAATTATCTACTAAGTACTGGAACTCTAACCTACCCATGGAACATTAATCAAATCACAGGACCAGTCGGAGGAGTGTATTCGCTTCAAATAACCCATAATCTAGGATACAACCCAAACGTTACTATCAAAAACAGCGCAGGCGACATATTAGAAACGGGAATAGACTATAATAGTATTAACCAAATAACACTGACGATGGCACAACCATTTTCAGGGACAGCGTACCTGTCCTAAAGGAGAGTAAAACATGGCAAGATTATTTGTAACCAACATTGACCTCAACAAGAATGAGTTGCTCAATGCAAGAATTCAGAATTTAGCTTCAGCACCATCAAGCCCAGTACTAGGTCAGATTTATTATGACTCATCAAATAATACAATGTACTACTACAATGGACTTGCCTCTCCTAACGGTCCATGGATGCCAATGTCTGGCTCCCAAGAAGTTATTCAAGACATACTTGGTAGCGCAATCGTCGGCGGAGTTGGTTTAACATCAACATACAGCGATTCCGCTGGAACAGTAACAATTGATCTTGATAACACAGCAGTAACAGCTGGTTCATATGGATCACAAACACAAATTCCTACTTTTACAGTAGATGCACAAGGTCGTTTGACAGCAGCTGGCACAGTAGATGTTGCAACAACATTAACAGTATCAGGCGATGGTGCAGATTCAACTTCAATAAATTTATTAACAGAAACATTAGAGGTTAATGGCGGAGAAGGAATTGATGTTCTTGTAACAGATAACACAATTACAGTATCAGCAGAAGATGCAACTTCTACAAATAAAGGTGTTGCAAGTTTTGATGCCACAGACTTTACAGTAACACAAGGCGCAGTAACATTAAATGCTGAGCGTGTACAAGATATTGTATCTTCACAAATTGTTGCAGGCGAAGGCATTGATGTAACATACGATGATACAGCAGGAACTTTAACAGTAGATGCAGAAATTGCAACAACTACAAATCGTGGTGTTGCTTCTTTTGCAACAGCAGATTTTACCGTAACAGACGGTGCAGTAAGTGTTAAGAATGTAAACCTTGGAACACAGACAACTGGTGATTATGTTGCTAATATTCAAGGGACAGCAAATGAAGTAACCGTATCTCCTACATCAGGAGAAGGTAGCTCTGTAACAATTGGTTTGCCAGATGATGTAACAATTACCAACAACTTAAATGTTGGCGGAAACCTTAATGTAACTGGAACAATTAACTCAGTTAATACTACACAGGTAAACATTGTTGATAATAAGATTAATCTTAATACCGACTTTACTGGAGCTCCAACCACAGATGCTGGAATTCGTGTAGAGCGTGGAGATTCGGCAGACGTTGAAATTCTTTGGAATGAAACATCTGACAAGTGGACATTAACAAATGATGGCGCTAACTATCATGCAATTACAAGAAAGTATGCAGCAGATCTTGCTAACCCTGATTCATTAGTTGCTTTAATTGTAACTCACAATTTAGGAACAGAAGATGTAACAGTTAACGTGTTTGAGACATCTGGAGCAAAAGCTTTAGTTGAAACAGATGTAGAGCGTACAGGATTAAATACTATTACATTAAGATTTGCAACAGCACCAGCAAGTGGAGCATATAGAGTCGTAATTACTGGTTAAGGAGATTTAAATGTCTGTAAAAAGATTAGTTCCCCTTAATGCCGCAGAATTATCATCAGATCCAGCAGTAGGTAGAGTTGGAGATATATATTATAATACAGTAGCCGAAGAACTCAGAGTTTATTCTGGAGCGGCATGGATTGCAGTTGGTTCAAGCGGACCACAATACTTATTAGAAAATCATATACACACATACGATGGAGATATTCATACTGTGTATGCAGGTAATTATAACCCAACCTTAACTATATTTGACGGCGGAACTTCACAATCTCAATATGATGAGACAAAAGATATTGATGCAGGTGCACTATGACAACCAGTATAGTCAAGCATAAAAGAGGAACTTCTACTCAATGGGCTTCTGCTACCTACATATTAAAAGATGGTGAAATTGGAATTGATAAAACTTTAAATAAAATTAAAGTTGGAAATGGCTCTTCCCTATGGCCAGCGCTTCCATTTATAAATGTCCTACCATCTGAACTAACTGAGCTTGCTCAAGACGCAGTAGATTTAGCAATTACGGCGGGTACAGGTATTACTAAAACTTATAACGATACAGCAAATACAATTACTATTGCTGTTAACAGTGATATTGCAGATAAAACATATGTTGACACAGCAATATCAGGATTGCAAAGTGCAAGCACTCAGGTTTATATCCCTTTAAGTTTAATGGGGCAAATAGATGGTGTTGCAGAACTTGATTCAAATGCTTTAATTCCAGATTCTCAAATTCCACCAGAAGTTACAAGAAATACAGTTGCTCAAACTTTAACAAACAAAACAATTGGCCTTGGAACAGGCATTACATCAATTTATGGAGTAGATAACATAGAAGGCTTGGCTGGACAAAACAATATACCAATCTATCAAGCAGGTCTAGATAGAGGCGGAAGAATAAATATTAGCTCACTCGGTGTAATATCAATAGCAAACTCTGGAATTGGATATGTGTCTGGTTTAGTAACAAATGCAGGCGGAACAAGATTCAATATAACAGTAGGAGGAAACACACTCAGCGGGACCTTGGCTGAATTTAATGCCGCATTAACAGATGGAGATTTTGCAACAGAATCTTATGTAGCAACAGCAGTTTCAAACATATTAGACGCCGCCCCAGAAACACTAAACACATTAAATGAACTAGCAGCTGCAATTAATGACGATGCTTCATTTGCTTCAACAATTACTACAGCATTAGGAACTAAAGAGCCATCTCTTCCTTCGCAAACTGGAAATTCTGGTAAATTTTTAACCACAGATGGATCTTCTAAGTCTTGGGCTACAGTTGCACAATATACTTTGCCAACTCAAACACTAAATAGCGGTAAATTTTTAACTACAGATGGCACAGTAGAATCCTGGGCTACAGTAGACGCTTTACCTACTCAAACAGGCAATGAGGGTAAATATTTAAAAACTAATGGAACTTCTGCGTCGTGGTCAGCTTTAGATGTAGAAGGACCAAATCTAATGAATATCATGGAAGCATGGTAAAAAGATATAATATTAAAAAATATTATCTCTAACTAATAGGAGAAAAAATATGGCAACAATATCAAAGTTACTAGCAAGAACAACATTAAATACTACAAATACAACTGTTTTATATACAGTGCCTTCTGCAACAACAACAGTTCTTACAAACATTATTATAAGTAATATTTCTGGCGCTGCAGCATCATTTAATTTAACACTTCCAGATGGATCTGGCACACAGGTAGCATTTGCCACATCGGTATCTGTTCCCGCAAATAGCATTGCATCATTTGACCTCAAGCAAGTTCTTGGTGGCTCTGGCACACAAACAGTAATAGGATGGGCATCCGCTAACTCAGCGTTAACCGCACATTTAAGCGGAGTCGAAATATCTTAATATGGCATATAGCACATTTCCAGCAACAGCTTCAATTATTAAATCCGTTCAAAGAGGCTCATCTGCCTCTGCTGGAAACGTAACTATATCGCAAATTGATATATCTAAATCATTTATAAATTCATTTTCAACTGGATCAGCAGGTTCAATTGCAACTAACAGCAACACATCTGGCACATATACTCCGCAAGGTGGTAATTTTGGTCAATACTCTCAATCTTTTAATCCAGGAAGCGGAAGCTGGCCAAATTTAGTTGGCACCAGAGGATTTAGCGGCGGCACAACTTCTTTAGTCTCTTCTGCTTACGGAGCATTTCTATTAAACTCCACCACAATAACTTTAACTGGAGCATGTCGGTGGGAAGTTGTGGAGTATGCATAATGGGATCTAGAATATATCCATCAGTTTCTTCACCAATCAAATCCATTCAAAGAGGAACCGCCGCATCTGCAGGAAATATTACTATTTCATCAGTTAATATAAATAAAGCATTTGCTACATCTTTTTCAAACGGTGCAGCAGGAACAGTTGCTGGGTCAGCTAATACAAGTGGAACATATACTCCAAGCGGAGGAGCAGTAGGAGCACCAGGCGGAAATTGGAATCAGTCTGGATCTTTTCCAACTTATTCTGGAACACGAAGTCTTTCTGGAGGTACAACATCTTTAGCAGTTGCTAAATATGGTGCGTATCTAGTAAACTCAACAACAATAACTGTAACAGGGGCTTGTATTTGGCAAGTTGTGGAGTATTTATAATGGCAACATCTTTATTTCCAGAAACTATTTCCGTAATTAAATCTATTCAAAGAGGTTCGTCCGCTAGCGCAGGCAATATAACAATTACATCTATAGATATTAATAAATCTTTTATTAGATCATTTTCAACCTCATCCGCTGGGTCCGCTCAGATTACAGGAAATGAGTCTGGCACTTTAAGCCCGTCTGGAGGAAGCGTTGTTGGTCCAGGTGGTGGTGGTGGAGCAGTTGCTGGAGGAGGAACATTTGCAAACTATTCTGGAACAAGATCATTTAGTGGAGGAAGTACATCTGTTACAACTCAAGAGTACGGTGCATATATAGTTAACTCTACAACAATATCGGTTACTGGAGCCTGTCGGTGGGAAGTAGTTGAGTATTCATAATGACAATTAAATCTTACCCAACAGTTTCTTCAGCAATTAAATCTATTCAGCGTGGCACAACAGCTTCATCAGGAGCAATAACAATTTCATCTGTAAACACTTTAAAGTCTTTTGTTACATCATTTTCAACAGGATCAGCTGGAACCGTAGCAACAAATAGTTCAGAAAGTGGTACATTAACGCCTTCAGGGGGCTCTGTAGCTACAGCAGCTAATGGAGCAATGGGCGGGGGTTCTTTTCCAAATTTTATAGGAACACGAAGTCTCTCTGGTGGATCTACCTCTTTAACATCAGCAGAGTATGGAGTAAGTTTGACAAATTCAACAACATTGACAGCAACAGGTGCTTGTCGATGGCAAGTAGTAGAATATTACTAAAAGGAGAAAAAAATGACTAATTGGATACAACTAAAAGACGGGGTAGCTTTTGCATATGTAAATTCATCAAATTTTGTTGCAAATTCTATTCCAGTAGAAGACTCTGTTGACCCAGAAACGTTAATGGCAAAAAAATATGTTGACGGTCAATGGGAAGAAGCGTCCCTTGTATATTTTGTAGAAGAAATGCTGGGAAATAAAGTCCTTAGAATAAATTCAACAGTATTTTCATCAGACGTTACGGGAGATATTATTAGTTCAGAAGTAAAGCCAATGTGGACAAAGAATGAAAGCGGTGAATATGAACCACCAGCTAGCATATCAGAAGCTACTATTTACGACGAACACCTATTTCAACAATAACCTTTTAATAGACAAGACTAGGGTATAATCTATATATACCTTACACTAGGAGACATCATGGCAATTAGATTACAAGTAAGAAGAGACACCTCTACTAACTGGTCAACCAATAATCCAATATTACAAGTTGGAGAATTTGGCTTTGATATAACAGTAAATAGGTTTAAGGTTGGAATTGCTTCAAATGAAACCTCTAGATGGAATGTGCTGCCTTATTTAAATGTTATCCCAAGTGAACTAAAAGAGCTTGCTCAAGATTTTGTAGAAGAAGCAATTACTGCAGGAACAGGAATTACAAAAAGCTATAATGATTCTGCAAATACATTAACAATAGCTGTTGACAATACTATTGCTAACAAGACATACGTAGATACCGCCGTATCTGGACTAAGCAGTACATCTGCAACAACTTATATTCCATTAAGTTTATTGGGACAGGTTGATGGAGTGGCAGAACTAGACTCAGATGGTTTTGTTCCAGAGTCACAAATACCTGCTTCAATTGCAAGAGATACAGAAATCTCATCAGCTATAAGCGCCGAAGTAACAAATAGAAATACCGCAATTAGCACAGCAATATCAAATCTTGTTGATACAGCACCTGACGCTTTAAACACATTAAACGAATTAGCAGCAGCAATAAATGACGATGCCTCATATGCCGCAACAGTAACAACAGCTTTAGGCACAAAAATAACTGCCTCAAGCACAGATACTCTTTCTAATAAAACCATAGATTTAACTTCAAACACTCTAACTGGCACTAAAGCACAATTTAATGCTGCCATAACAGATGCAGATTTTGTAACTCTATCGGGTACAGAAGAGCTTACTAACAAAACATTAAACTCTCCAATTATTAATCAGCCTTCAGGATTAGTTAAAGGCGATGTTGGATTAGCAAATGTTGACAATACTTCAGATAATACAAAAGCTTTAATTTCTTATATAGCAGAGCCTCAGCTAACAAGAACAATTAACTCCTCAACAGACAAAAATAAGCTAATAGAATGTAGCGTAGCTACAACAATTACAATTCCAAATGACACACAAGATGCTGGCTGGCCAGTTGGATCAATGGTTGAAGTAAGACAAGTAGGAACAGGCCAAGTTACAATTACAAAAGATGCGGCAGTAACCATGAATGGAACAGACGCTCAGTTTAAATCAAGAGTTCAATGGAGTACTATTATGCTTGAAAAGAGGTCAGCTAATTCCTGGCTAGTTACAGGAGATACAACTGCATAATGCCAAGAGGACCCAGAAGAAGACATAGTGCATCCGTCTCAAGACTAAAAGCCTTGCTTTCACTTGTAGAAGATTTTAGCAGACTGACTCTTGTAAATGCAGGAACAACATCTGCCAAATGGAAACAGGTTATCTCTGGCTGGACTATTGCTGCAGGAAAAGGAACTTCAGTTGCAATTGGTTCATTAATTTCAACAACATTTTCATCTACAAATGCAGTTATTAAAGCAAAAAATCCAGCATCTGGAGTAGGTCCAGCTTTTTGGATTACAGACTCTGGAAATTATTGGGCAGTAGTAAAAAATACAACAAATATTTGTCAAACATGTTCTGCTTGTGGGCAATATAATAGTTGTTCTTATTGTAGTTCATATGCATATGGATCAGACTCAAGCTGCGGATGCGCTTCTTATACACAAACACAATGCTGTAATACATACGGATATGTTACTGTGTGCTCATCATATTCAACAACAACATGTTGCACAGCTTATTCAACTTATGAGTGCTGCGTAGTAAATGTTCCATTTTACTATACATGCTGCACTGCCTATACGACAACTAGTTGTTGTACAGAGTACTATACATTCTATGGTAATTTTTGCTGTGCCGCATATGTTTATAATTCATACAAAGGCGGAGTCGTTTGCGGTCAACCACAATTTTGTTCACAGACGCTATGTTTCTCCTATGGAACTTGCACAGTATGCTCATCTTACAGCGAGTGCTCTGGCTCATATTGTGCAGTTTATGGTAGCTGCCAACAATGTAGCACATATGGGCAGTGCCAAGTTTGTTCAGGATATTCAGAGCAATTTACTTGTACAGGATATACTTCTTGTACAGTATGTGGAGCATACAATCAGTGCCAGTACTGTAATGGGTATTCCTATGGACCTAGCGCAGCATGTGGATGTGCCTCATCTTATACATATAATTGCAACTGTGCAGATCAGCACAAAATAGAATTAATTAAAAAAGAAAATGGATCAGAAACAGTTATGTCCTCAACAAGCAATTCATCTTCGCAGATTGCTGGAATTAAAGTTACTACGGATGGCAATAATGTTACAGCGCAAGCCTATTCAGATACTAATTATTCTTCACAGATAGGATCAAATCTAACTGCCGTAAATACTGGACAAAAGTCAAAAGACCATGGTATAATTTCAAGAGCTTCAAATGCAAGCCAAGGATATACAATAGATGAATTTAGGGTAAATTAAATGAATAACAAACTTAGCTTTATTCAAAGCCTTAAAGACTATTTTAGAGATGTTAGTGTATATATAAAAACACATGCCAATAAGTATTTAAGAAACAATTTAAAAATAGGGTATAAGGTTCCAAAAGATCATGAGTTTATTCCAGATCAGTCTAAGCTAGGAATGCACCTTGCCATATTAGACCCAACATCTATGATAGTAGAAGACATTATGACAACAAACCCAAAGTTTGGTAATTTGCTTAAAATGGGACCAATTTTTATTGAAATTAATCATGAGCAAAAAAATAAATTAGATTTAAATTCAAAAAATTGGATATATAATGAAGACGAAAAAGATTTCTTTGAAATTAAAGAAATAGAGCCAGTGCCACTAGAGGAATGGAATAAAAATGGTTGATCCGTTTGAAAGGCCAGCTAGGCCATGGGACCTATATAATAAAAAAATAGGACGTGTAGATACATTAACGGCAGAACAAAGACTTGAGATTTGTAAAGGTTGTACTTTTTTTATAAAAACTACTAGCCAGTGCAAAAAATGTGGTTGCCTTATGACGGCAAAAACAAAGTTACCAAATGCAGAATGCCCTATTGGAAAATGGGGACAAACAAAGATAGAGGAGGAAATAATATGACAGTATATGAAGAGTGGCTAGCCACACAAAATGTTCCTGTTGCAATGCCAGCAGAAAACATTAAAAAACTAGCTTATGTTATTGATGGTAAAGTTGTTCAGACTTTAGCTACAGACGAAAGAATGTGGGCTATTATTTTGAGTAATCCAACAATTGTTGACATTACAGATATAACATTTCCAGATCGTGTAGAAGGTGAGCTTATTTCACAAGTAGCAATAGGCACCGACTGGGCATACGACGGAACAACATTTACACCACCAGCATAAGAGGATAAATGAAAAAAATTAAATTCGTAGCCTATCCAGATATGGTAGACATGCTTGAGCCCTCTCCCATGAAAAATCATATACCTCAATGGTATAAAGATGGAGAAGTATATGATGATAAAAAGTCTGCAGGATTAAAAACATGTGTACCATTTCTTGATGTAATGCTGACTGGCTACGCCTTAACAACTATTGATGATTTAAAAATATCAAGAGAAGATGGCTTTGTTGTTATTGAAGATGGAAAAATAAAACAAGATGGTTCTTTTGAGCCTAATAAAAAAAGAACTTTGCATAACCATGCCCTTAAAGATAATCAAATTTTTAGCAGACTGGTAAATGAAAGAAAAGGTTCAAGTGGATCTACTATACCAAGGCCACCTGGACATATGCAAAATCATTTTGTTTGGAGCGGAAAGTGGGGGTGGAAGGTTCCAAGAGGATATTCTGTACTTGTAACACATCCTTTTAATAGACTTGATCTACCATTTACAACACTGTCGGGAGTTATTGATAGCGATGGTTGGGTTCCATCTGGTAATATTCCGTTTTTTTTAAAAGAAGATTTTGAAGGGGTTATTCCAAAAGGAACTCCAATAGCTCAACTGCTCCCATACAAAAGAGATTCTTGGGTTATGAAAATTAGTAAAATACTTGAAGCTCGTTATACGGTTGACATTAAAAGCCACTCAAAAGGTTCTGACGGCTACTACAAAAAGAAGTATTGGAACCGCAAGAACTATAACTAATCAGGGGGTATAATATAATATATGGCAACCTCATTTCCAACCTCCAAGGATGACTTTGTAAATCCGCAATCTACGGATTCAGTACAAACCGTATCCCATGCTGCCCAACACGCTAATGCAAATGATGCCATTGAAGCCCTTGAGACAAAAGTTGGTGTTAACAACTCTACCGACCCAGCTTCTCTTGATTATAAAGTAAAACAGCTAGAGCTAAACTTTCTAGATGGCGAAGAGGTTCAAGATTTAGCGGCAGCTCTCTTAGACCATGCTGATCATTCTAATTTAACTGTTAGTTATAATGACATAGCAAATAAACTTGTTTTAACTGTTTCAAATGCTCCATCAGCAAATTACACATCTGTATTAAAGCATACAGTATGTGCATCAGAAGCACTAACAAAAGGACAGCCAGTATATGTAAGTTCTGCTAATGGAACAAACATTGTTGTATCAAAAGCTGGCTATGCAACAGAGTCAGCATCTTCAAAGACCATGGGTCTTATTGCTCAAAACTTGTCTACAAATGGAAATGGGTTTGTTGTCACAGAAGGCCTACTTGATGGCTTAGATACTTCAACAGCGGCAGATGGAGATCCAGTTTGGCTTGGACCTACAGGAACACTAATATATGGATTAGTAAATAAACCAAAGGCTCCAAATCACTTAGTATTTATTGGTATAGTTACACGGGCACATGCAAACCAAGGAGAAATCTTTGTTAAGGTTCAAAATGGATTTGAACTAGAAGAGCTACATAATGTTTCAATTACTGCTCCTGCTACAGGCGAAGTTTTAATATATAACGCAACAACAGGCCTATGGACTAATACAAACACAATGGCTTCAAAGTCATATGTAGATACAGCAGTATCTGGACTAAGCAATACAGCATCTACAACATATATCCCTCTTTCTATTCTAGGAAATGCAGACGGAGTTGCAGAGCTTGATGAAAATGGCTTTGTTCCACAATCACAATTAGATATTGATGAAAGAGTCCAAGATGTAGCTGCAAAGCTAATTACAGATGGAACCCACTACAACATAACTGTCTCATATAATGATACTAATGCTACATTAAGTTTAAGCGCAAACTATGACGATGAAGAGGTTATGGATGCAATTGCCACATCATTAACGGCGGGCAATGGAATAACGAAGACTTATGATGATGTTGCTAATACAATAACTCTAGCAGTAAATACATCTGTAATTGCTGATCAGGCATATGTAAATCAAAAGATTGCTGACTTAGTTGCTTCTGCTCCAGCAGTGTTGGATACATTAAAAGAAATTGCAGATGCTTTAGGAAATGATGCTAGTTTTGCAACAACAATAACAACCGCCCTTGCCACTAAGTTAGATATAACTACTGCTGCAAGCACGTATTTAGCACTTGCTGATACAGATGAAAGAATTCAAGATGTCGTTGGTGGCATGGTTTCTGGTAACACAGAATCAACTGGACTTGCTGTAACATATGATGATCCAACAGGTAAATTAAACTTTGAAATAACTACTGCAAACCTTCCAGGATTTACTGAAGCGGCACAAGACTCAGTAGCTAGCTTATTTACACACGCAGGACACTCAAATGTAACAGCAACATATGACGATGTTGCCAATCGAATTAACCTAGCAGTAACTGCTCAATTGACACAAGAGCAAGCTCAAGACTATATTGCTCCATTGTTTACACACGGATTAAATCCTAATATTACAGCAACATATGATGACACAACAAATAATTTAATTTTAGAAACAATTATTCCTCCTTCAAAAGCAATTATGTCTGCATCTGCTCCAGCATCTCCAGCAGATGGAGCGTTTTGGTTTGATACAGATGAGTTTAGAAGCGGCACAACACGAGCATTAAAGGTATGGCAAGCATCAACATCATCTTGGCAATATGTCTCTTCAGATCTTTCTTTGTCTACAACAAATACATGGACATCTAAGAATACTTATACTAATGGTGTAATTATTGGATTAGACTCTCCGCCTGAGTCTCCAGTACACGGACAAATTTATTACAATAAGCCTCTAGACAAGCTAAAGGTTTGGGATGGACTTCTTTGGCAAGATATACAAGGCTCTGGCGGAGGGGGCGGCGGATTAACTCTAATTCCAACAGACGTAACTGCACCACCAAGCACATTCTTTGTTGGCTTGGTTGCACCACCAACGGGAGCAACAGCAAACGGAGATCTTTGGATTGATGTTGATGATATCGATACGCCGTTCAATCAGTTCTTTACTGGCGGTGTTGCACCAGATCCAGCTCAGTACGAATTTTGGGTTGATAATGTTGAACCAATTCAAGAATTAATCTATAGTGCAGATGAGCCAGGTACACCTTCTTACGAAGGAGAGCTATGGATTGACACAGATGAATTTGATGGGGCAATTGTAGAATTTGGAGCTACTCCCCCTAATCCAGACAATGTTCAATTATGGGTAGATATAAATGAAAATGAATCTCCAAGTTACTATAAAGATTTAACATTTACTAATTATGCAACAGTTGCAGATTTTCCACCCAATGCCCCAAATGGCTATGTTGCTTCAGACGCATCAAGTGGACTAGCGTATGTAAGAAGTCAAGGGCAGTGGCTAGCAATAGTAACCGCATCTAACATAAATAATATTATTTCTTCAAATTCAACAGTATTTGAAGATTTAAAAGCTCTAGCCTGGATGGGATTTGAATAAGCATTCTGGTATACTTTAGGATAGGAGGGTCATAAAATGTCATTAAAAAGATGGAATGGTAGCTCATGGGTTACCGTCGCTGGTTCAAGACCAGGACCCCAAGGTGCAACAGGACCTACAGGTTCTGCCGCAACTATTTCTGTAGGAACAGTCACAACTGTTTCAGCAGGAACTGCAGCATCAATTACAAATGGTGGAACAGCATCAGCAGCAATATTTAATTTTCAAATTCCAGCAGGACCAACTGGTGCAGCAGGTGCAGCGGGATCACAAGGTGTGGCGGGACAAAGAGGTTCTTATACATTTACAGGAATCAATAACCCAACATCACAAAATCCAGCAAGCAAGCTAGGACTAGACACATATTTAAACACGACAACTGGAGACTACTTCCAATATAATTCTACAAATACTACATGGGTACTTCAAGGAAACTTAAAGGGACCTGTAGGAACAGCTGGTGTACAAGGTATTACTGGCCCAACTGGAGCAACTGGTCCAGCTGGAGAAACAGCAGTACAAAATGTAATAACTGAACTTAATAGCTGGAAGGCAGACCAGATATTAAATCTTGGTGTATACTATCCAAAGTACGAGTTCTTAACAAATGTATCACAAAACAATGCAACACTTTTAGCAACAAGCATGATATTCTAGGAGACAAAAACTATGGCAAGAAAAATTTTAAACCTAACACAAATTGAGTTTGCACCACTAACAGGAACTCTAAAGCTTCCTCAGCTAATTCGTAGAGAAAAGCTTTTGTTAATTACTAACGTAACAGCAAACAAGATTGTTTATAATTTTGCAGACCCAGCACTCGGTCTCTACAGCCACACCCTAGATAATACTACAGATGCCGCACATGGATCTACAACACTTGTTTTAAAGTACAATACAGCAGACATGCTTCCAACAGACAGTTTCCAAATTGTTTACGATGAGAATAATGAAAGATTTGAACCAGCAGATTATATGGTTGATGCTGTAGGTAAACTTCGCACAGCAAACCCTAAATCTCTTATTGATACAGACTTTGAATACGGTATTCAGAACTCCAAGTGGGAAACACTTACAATGATTCAGAACTACCCAGGATTCTACGGAAGGTCGTCTGGAGGAAATGCATTAGATTTATTATCAGTAACAGGCGATAACGTAGCACCATTTTCAACAATTACAGTAACATGCAACTCGCCACACGGACTTTCTGCAGGAGATGTAATTTCTGTTCAAGAAACAACAACAGACTCAGCAGATGGAACATTTTTATGTACCCCAACAGGATCAACTACATTTACTTACACAGCAAAAGGAAGAGTAAATGGAAACATTATAGATGGAACATTAACATCTATTTATGGCGGAGGTATTTTTGATAACGCTCACATTATGGGTGGAGTTGTTGGAAACCTAGGAGCATTTGCTGCAGTATCAGACCAAGCAACTCCATCAAGAATTACAATTGTTTCACCAAAGCCACACGGACTTCTTCCAGGCACACCAATTCTTATTACACAAAAAGAAGGAAGCAACTTTTACGGAAGCTTCTTTATTGACACAGTAGATACACCAAACTCAATGTCATTTATGGCAGCAGGACAAATTAACAACCCAATTAATACAAATGATCAGGGTGTTTATGCAAAGCCTGAAGGTTATGTAAACCACAGACCACATGACGGTGGAGTTATTCTTTCTACAGGTAATAACGTCTGTGGAACACAAACAATGCGTCAAACACGTAGATACTTTAGATATCAGTCAGGTAAGTCAATTCAGTTCTCTACTGGAACAAAGTTTACCCCAACATTTCAGGCAGAATATATTGCTTCAACAGGTCTTGTTCCAGGATCTCAACAAATTACAGTAACAACAAATGCTTCTCACAATTTACAACCAGGAGCATATGTAAAGATTGACGGAGTTGAAGTTTCAGGTACATATAATCCGTTTAATGGAATTCACCTTGTGACATCAATTATTGATGCTACAACATTTAAGTACATAGTGGTATTTACAAATACACTATCAGCAATTGATCAAATTCCAGGCGGAGTAAATGTATTTGTTACAGCATATCAATGGAAGGGTGCATCAACAAGAGCTGGTTTATATTCTGAGCAAGATGGATTTTTCTTTGAGTATGACGGATCAGGAATCTTTGCATGTCGCCAATGGGCAACTAATACATTAAGAGGAAATATTGCGGTAACAAGATTTAATTCAACCGTAACAGGAACAGATACAATTTTTAGGAAACAACTTGTTTCAGGAGACAAGATTGTAATTCGTGGTCAAACCTACAGAGTTCTTCAAATTGCATCAGATACATCTATGACAATTGCTCCAGCGTATCGTGGTGCATCTCAATCAAGCGTTAAGGTTCGTAAGGTACAGATTATTAAGGTGCCTCAATCAGAGTGGAACTTAGATAAGTTTGACGGAACTGGCCCTTCAGGACACAAGTTTGATCCATCAAAGATGCAGATGACATACATTGATTATTCATGGTATGGAGCTGGAACAATTAGATATGGATTTAGAGGTCAAGGCGGTAAGATTACATGGTGTCATGAAATTTCAAATAACAACAATAATTTTGCAGCATATCAAAGATCAGGTAACTTGCCTGCAAGATATGAAGCTATTAATGAGCCAACAAAGTTTTCAAAGTTGGTAGCAGGTGGCACCGCAGTAAGAGGATCAAACCTTCTTCCACAAGATACAGTAATGTATGTTGATAACGTAGACTACTGGCCATCAGACGGTTATATTAGAATCCAAGATGAAAGCTATGTAGAGATTGCAAAGTACACATCTATTGGAGCATATAGCCAAACAGCAAAGGGTTATGCTATGAATATTATTCGTAGACAACCTTATGTAACATATTATTCAGGTGCAGCCTATAGCTTAAATGGCACATATCAAGCTGCAACATTTAGACCAGACGCAACAATTCCTGGAGGCTCAGGATCTGCTCAGGTATCAGTTCAAGTTATTTCTCAAGAGTGTGCTCCTGTTATGAGCCACTGGGGATCTTCAGTAATTATGGACGGAGGCTTCGATGATGACGCTTCCTTCATCTTTACAGCTGGTATGCAGCGTTACTTGCAGGTCGGTGGTTCTGGATCTGTTTCAGCAACAATTGTTTCAAGAGTAAGAACATCTGGAGTTGCAACAATTACAACATCAGCACCTCACTCATTGCTTCCAGGATTTAATGCAACAATTTCGGGTGTAAACGATGTATCTACAATTACATATAAGAGATTGACTGCAAACGTAGCAGAACTTACAACTTCTGTTGCACATAGACATAGAAATGGACAAACTGTAGTTGTTACTGGAGTAGACAGCGTGTTTAATGGAACATGGACAATTACTGGTACAACTAGTACAACAATTTTGTTTAGTCGTGCATCGGTCAATATTCCATTCCAAGCAGTAGGTGCAGGTGCTACAGCAACTACATCAAGCTTCTATAACGGAACATTCCAAGTAAGCAATACAACTTCAAATACAATTTCATATGCACTTGCCCAAGTAGATGAAGCATCTTCAGCAGTTAGCCCTAATGGTGCTGTAGTGCAAACCTTTGGCGCTACCCAACAGGCACGTCCATTAATTTCCCTTAGAGTAGCACCTTCTGTTGATAACGGTACAGGACGTAACTTTGGTCTGCGTGAACTTTCAAATAACATGCAGCTAAAACTATACAGTATTAACTTGCTAGCACAGGGACAATTCCTTGTAGAAGGAATTTTGAATGCACAGTCTCTCAACGGAGTTAATATTCCAACTGCTTGGTCAGATTCAAGAGTAGGATCTGGATCACTTGCTCAAATTATCTATCATGATGGAACAGGAACAACTGGATCACCAGTTCTTTCTCCTACAAACACCGTTTCTGGTGGAGACCGTATCTTCGCTTTCTACACAGATAATGGTGGAGGTACAAACTACTCTGTAACACGTATTGACCTTTCAAAAGCAAGAGATCTAGGTAACTCTATTCTAAATGGAGACGGCAGCACAGCCGCACCAGGTTTCCCTAATGCCCCAGATATTCTTACAATTGTTGCTACGAATCTCGGTTCAGCACCAGCAAATATATCAGCAGTACTTGCATGGACGGAAGCGCAGGCCTAAAAAATGCCAGACTACTCATCCTTAAGTACTCAGATAACTCAGTTTAAAACAGCAGCTTCTGCTTTAATGACAAGTGATTCACTTGATGCGAATGAACTTCAATTAGTTGGAGCGGCATTAAATGCAATAGCTAATACTTTAGGCGTTGCAGATATCAATAACTCTGTTGTTGACGGAATTGCAACAATTAATACAGCTAAAGATGCAGCAATTACAGCATTTGCTGCTTCAACAAATGGTACAAGATTAACAGAAGCAGAATCAGATATATCTGTGCTTGAAGGAAAAGTTACAAACATTGAAGGCTTTGTTTCTACTAACGGTGCTCAATATACAACACTTCAATCAACAGTTTCTGCTCTTCAGACTTCATTATCAACAGTACCTTCCTCATGGAAGATAATTACATCTAACTATACAGCTTTAAATAATGAAAGAATATTTGTTAATGCTGGTGGAATTACAATTACACTTCCATTAAACCCAACACTAGGCTATCAAGTTCAATTAATTGATATGACTGGAGCGGCAGCAACAACAAATTGGACAGTTGGAAGAAACTCTCAACGGATCCAAGGACTTGCAGAAAATCTTGTAGTTAATATTAACGGAGCTAGAATGACATTAGTTTATTCAGATGCCGTGAGAGGATGGACACTAACCTAATGCCAAATTTTTCAGACGTATGGCTCCCAACACTTGGAGTAACAGCAGCATCTCTTAATCTTACACCAGCTTCGTTAGGTATTAAAACTGGTATTGATAATACCATGAGAGAAGTCACAGACGGAACTAGATATCCTTATCACATTCCGACAATTACTTCCACAACAAATAGAGCGCAAGGCTGGGCATACACCTGGTCATCTGGCGAAGCATGGACAACATACACAAACTATTTAACAAATAGCACACAGGCGGATTGTGAAAGAGCATTCTGGATGTCTCTCGGAACAAACAGCAGACAAAATACATTAAGCTATAGTTCAAACCAAGAAAACGGTGTAATTGAATATGCTAAAAACTCTGTAGTGGGAGGGGAAATAACTTATTCTCAATGGAATAACGGGTCTAACTATAACCCAATGAGATTCAGAACAATATTCTTAAGAAATTTTCACCCAACTCTTAATAAAACAATTACAATGTGGGGGCATTACTCAAATTATTGGTCATCAGGATATGAAGGATCAGGAGTAGCAATTGGAACACCATCTTATTCAAGCGGAAAACTTTATTCTACAGCAAACGGAATGTCATGGACTGTTCCAGTAAATAGAACAGGCGGAAACTCTTACTACACATGGTCATGGAACGTAACTATTCCAGCGTCATCATCTGTTGCTGTTACTCAAGCAAATAGTATGTACTACTGGCGTTCAAATAACGTTTACGACATTAATAAGTTTTATTCTTTAGAGCAAACGTTTGGAGACTACTGGATTCAACCAGACCTTAGATTAACTGAAGCAGCAGCAACTTATAATGATTTTAATAATGAATTCAACGTCATAAATTCATGGCGTATTTGGAACAGAGCAGCTTTATTGGGAGACAGATAATGTCATATTTTATTAAATTTTCAGAAGAAGGTTTTCAAGAAGAGTTTGTAAACTCAGAAGAATCCCCAGGCCTTGGATGGCACGAAGTTGATGAAATTGAAGGACTACTTTATCAATTAAAAAATAATATTCCAACTCCTATGACAGAGCAGGAATTGTCTGATTACAGAGATGGGCTAACCCTTCAAAGTACATTAAGATATGTTCGAGACGAAAGAGATCAAAGATTGATCAAGTCTGATTGGACACAGCTTTTAAATTCAAACTTGTCAGATGAAAAAAAGAATGAGTGGGAAACTTACAGGCAAGCACTCAGAGATATGCCAGACACAGTAACTGGGCCAGAAGTAGTGTGGCCAGAGGAGCCTACCTTATAATGTTATTATGCTATACTATACAAAGAGGTGATCAATAATGCCAGATTATGCAAGCTTAACAGCACAAGTCGATCTTTTTAAGACTAAGGTCGCAGCCCTTAGTGGATCTTCCCTGGGCGCACAAGAATTGGTTTATTTAGCAAAAGCTATTGAGTCAATGGGAAATCTTTTGGGAGTCAACGATGTTTTGGCAGCTACAAATACAAAACTTAATGACATCTCAACTGCAGTAACTGGTGCTGTAACAACAGTTGCCTCTGCAGGAAGCACACAAGTAGCAGCAGTAGCTGCAGCAGGAGCGACACAGGTAGCAGCTGTTGCAAATGAATTAAACAACTTTACAATTTATCAGAATATGGGAGTAATATAAAATGCCAACAACAGTTAGCTTACCAGCACGTTTTTATGCAGGAACACTTACAACTTCAGAAGTAGGAGTTTGGACTGTTCCAGCGGCAGAGACAGATGTAGTAACATCAATCACAGTACAAAATATTACGTTAGCAGCACAAACATTTAACGTAAAAATGGCAGGAACATTTTTGGCTTATCAGCTAAGTCTTCCACCACAAACATTTATGACATTAGACATTAAGCAAGTTCTTAACACAGCAGAAAGTATTCTTGTAACAGCATCAAATAACAATGCAATTACAATGTTTATATCTGGCGTAAAAATAACATCATCATAATTTAAGGGAGTAATAACATGTCAGAAGTTTCTAGCACCTCGCAGTCAACTTATTTGCCAGGCTTAACAACCACAATTACTGCTGCAGTAACACAAGGGTTACAGGCTGGTATTACCGCAGAAGCAATTGCTGCAGGTGGAGTATCTTCTATGTATCTACCATTAGAACAAAGAATTTATTCTTCCAGTAACTGGACAAGACCAGCCAATACTGGACCAGTTATTAAATTGGTTTTAGTTGGCGGAGGCGGCGGAGGCGGAGTTGCTGTTTCATGGGATAACGTTGGTTCAGGCGGAGGCGGAGCGGGACAACTAATTGAAAGATGGTTAGACGTTTCATCTATTCCAGTTGGCGGAACAATTGCAGTTGGAATTGGAGCGGGCGGACCAGCAATTGGCAGCACAAACGCAAACGGAAACAATGGCTCAAACTCAACATTTGGTGTAAACGGACAACCATTTTATTGCATAGCTTACGGAGGAGGCGGCGGAGGCCAAGCAAATAATCAAGGCAATAATGGAAACTCTGGTTCAATGGGTGCTGGCATGGGAAATGTTAACGGTGGAGGTTCAGGCGGAGGCGGAGGATCAATGGGTTGGTGGCAAAGAGGAGCTGGCGGAGGCGGAGGCGGAGCAGGCGGACCAGGATTCCAAGCAAGAACGCATGCTGGAAGTAATGGAACAGGATCACCAGGATACCCTGGAGGATTTGGTTTTGGGCCTGGAGCATCTGGCGGAGGTACAGGAACAAACCACAGCTGGACCACATGGACATTCGGCGGAGGAATGGGTGGACCAGGCATGTATGGAATTGCAGGCGGAGGCGGCGGAGGTCACGCAGGAGCAGGATCAGCAGGCGGAGGCGCAGGAGGTCATGGAACAGTAGACAATGCTGGTGGAGCAGGACGTGACGGAACTGGCTCAGGTGGCGGAGGAAATTGTACATCAAATGGTGTCGGTAATAAAGGAGGAAGCGGCGTAGCTATTATTACATACTACGTTAAGGCATAATTATGAGAGATTACGTATTTATTAATGAAGACGGAACAATTTATAACCTTTTAAACTTAAGAAGTGTTGAATCAATTCAAGAAAACGAAGATCTAAAAGATCTACTTTGGTTTGATTACACAGACTGGGATTACGATGATAAGCCAGCACCTTCCTGGACTTACAATAGAGAAACAGAAGAGTGGAATAAGGTTCTTCCATTTATAGCAAATGCTCCAGCAGAAGAGAACGTTGCTCCAGCAGATGCATTTACAACTGAACTTAAGCCATCTCCAAATGAAGCAGAGGGAGAATAATAATGGCAAGACACTGGGCTCTATTAATAGATAATGTAATTGGTAATGTTATTGTTTGTGATGAAGAAAGTTTTATTGCAAACCACCCAGACTTTGGACAACTTGAAAGAATGGAAATTACAGAGTATGATCCACAACCAGGGATTATGTGGAGATTAGAAGGAAATAAATTTATTGCTCCTGCTTCTGTAATTCCAACAAATCCAGAGGATAGACTAGAAGATTCAACATATGAAATCGAGGTAAAATAATAATGGCAACTTACGGAACTATTAATCAAATTTATGTACCAGGGCTAGACACAGAAATTAAAAACGTAACTCAAACATTGGCAACAGCAGTTGCTGTTCCTTTAATTGCTGCTAATTTATCAGGATTTTACAATGCATACAGCGTAGATATACTTTCTGGTGGGTCATGGACAAGACCTGCTAACTCAGCTCCAATGGTAGATGTAATTCTTGTTGGTGGCGGTGGAGGTGGGGGATGTACAAGCAGCTCAACAGGCCACGGTGGTGGTGGAGCAGGACAACTTTTAAGAAGAACTCTTAATATATCATCAGTACCAGTAGGAACTGGAATTTCAATTGGAATTGCAAGCGGTGGTACTTGTAATGCACAAGGCGGAAATTCAACATTTGGAACATCTGGCCAACCATTTTATATGGTAGCTTACGGTGGAGGTTCAACTCAAGGAGATGGACAATCTGGTTCATGCGGGCCAGGAGCAGATAATATTACAGGAATAGGTTCTGGTGGCGGAGGCCAAGGCGCATGGCAAACATCATGGGGCGGCGGAGGCGGCGGAGGCGGAGCAAACCAAGGTGGGCATAATGCTGACGTACGTTTTCAAAACAGCGGTGGCTATGCTGGATACCACGGAGGAACTAGATATCCTTCAGAAGGTTCTTCAAGCGGAGGCCAAGGCTGTGCACACGGAGACAGCGGTAGATATTCATTAGGTGGAAACGGTGGAGAAGGACTCTATGGAATTGCTGGAGGAGGCGGAGGTTCTGCAAGAGGAGTCGGTGGAGCAGGCGCATGCGGAGGTGGCAATGGTGGCGGAGAATACTACGGATCAACAGGTGCAAACGCTCAACCAAATACAGGTTCAGGTGGTGGCGCAGGACAAGGTAACACTGGCGGCTCAGGAATCTGTAAGATTACTTATTACGTAAAAGCTTAATAATTAAAGAAATAAAAGGAGAATAAAATGCCAGTATCAATGAGCCCACAAGCTGTTACACCATCTTTGTGGACATACACATACCTTCAGGCCCCAATTAATGGCCAAGGTTTTACATACTTTAACATCCCAGTTGAATTTTCTGATAAAGGAACAATCAACGCTGGAGGAACAGCTACATGCAATTTGTCAGAAGCTGGTGTATTTAAGATGATTGCAAACGGTAATATGACAGTAGCATTCACTGGCTTTCCATCAACAGCGAAAGCTGCTTTTTGGCAAGTTGAGATTAAGGCTGGCGGTTCATATACAATTACATGGCCAGGAGTTGTTAAGTGGGATGGTGGCGGAGCTGCAAACGTAGCACCACTTCTATCTACAAATACAACACTTTTGAACTTCTACACAAAAGACGGTGGAACAACCGTTTACGGCGGATACGCATTCGCTGATCTATTTATTTAATAATTAAAAGGGGAACCCATGTACGCAATAGTCAAGGATAACGAAGTCATCAATGTTGGTGAAATAACAGTATTATTTCCTAATACTTCATTTCCTTCTAGCGGCGACTATGGGGACTTTATAAAAGAAAACGACCTATATCCAGTAGTTACAGATTTAGACTATGACTCAAATACTGAAAAATTAGTTCCATGCACACCATACATTAGAAGCAAAAAAGTTTATAATGTTGAAGTGCAACCTATATCTGAAGATGATCAAAAAGATATTTTGCTGGCGCATATTGATTTTGAATTAATATCTACAGAAGGACTTGAAACTAAGTCAGATTTATCTGCAAAAGATAAAGAAGCGTGGGTAAAGTATAGAGAAAAGCTTAATCTATTAAAAGAATATTCAAATGTATCAGAGATTACATGGCCAGAGAAGCCTGTGGTTTATGGTGGAACAGAGGAAAAATAATTGCTACCTAACCAGCGTTCAAATTTTCGTAGAGCTAGATTTACAACATTAGGCTTAAGACTGCATCTAGACGCAGCACTTCCTGGCACAGTAATTAGAGATGGATCTAATTTTGTTCAGGCATGGAATGATAAATCAGGCGCACAACGCCACATGGTTCAAGCAACTCAAGCAAATAAGCCTCTCTTTCAGGCAACTGGATTAGGCGGCTTAGGAGCTCTTCAATTTGATGGCACAGATGATTTTATGACATTCTCAGATCAAACCCTGGCATATATTGCTGGAAGATCATTTACTATTATTTATGTAGCTTCAAAACCAGCAAACGCTAATACATGGTTATTTGGTGGAACTAACACAGGCACAAGAACAAATCTTTTTGCAGGAAATTTAACAAGTAATACACACAGGGTTGGATTCTATAATGACGACCAAGGTTCTATTGTTACCGCAGCAGCATCAGGCACAACAGAAATTTATACAATTGTTTTTGACTCATCAAATAATCAAAGAATTGTAAGAAGAAATAGAGTTGAAGTTTCACGTGCAGTAACAGGTGGACCAGTAGCTTCAATGACTGGACAAGCAATTGGCAGATATGTTTCATCTTTTGGCAATTTTAAAATTGGAGAATTCTTAATTTACGATAGAGCTTTGCAGTTTGCAGAATATGAAACTGTTGAAAAAGATCTAATATCTAAGTGGTCTATAGTCTAAGGGGGATTTAAAGTATGTCATATGCTCCAATTAGATTTGCAGGGCCAACATTAATCCCAGCATCACCAGCTAAAATATACACAGCTGTATCAACTATAATTATTAAAGAGTTTACGGTAACTAATTTTAGTGGCTCTACACTGCCATTTAGCATATTCTTGCTAGGTGAAAATGGAGACCAGGTCCTTAACCTATACAACGTAAATAGATCAAGTTTAGACCAATATACCCTTTATGGAAATGTCAATGTTCAAAATAATACAACTCTTAAACTAGAGCATTCATTAATTTTAAATGCTGGAGAATCAATTGCAGCAGTTACAACAACACCAAATTGTTATTCTTTAACAATATCTGGAGTAGATCTTTCAGGAACTCTTTCAGGAGGAGGAACTGGCGGAGGAACTACTGGAGCATCAGGAGCTGGATATTCAGATGTAACATCAATAACAACAAATCCAGTCACCACAGGATCAAAAGTATTTTATGTAAATAATAGCGGTGCATATACAGCAGGACAGCGTGTTCGTGTTATTAATCCTCTTGCTTTAACAACATATGTTGAAGGAATTATTACACAGGTTGTAAAAAATGTAAGTATAACTGTTGCAGTAGATGCAAAAAATGGAACAGGAACTTATTCTGATTGGGTGTTTGCTGTAACTGGAAATCCAGGAACATCTGGCACGTCTGGCACAAATGGAGCAGTAGGACCAACAGGTGCGACAGGCTCAGCAGGCGCAACAGGCGCAACAGGTGCAACAGGTGCACAAGGACAAGGATTAAGGCTTGAAACCGTAGTAGCACAGGTATCTGATTTACCAGTAAATGCAGCACTAGGTGCAGCGTATATTATTTCTTCAACACAAGAAATATATATTTATAATGGAACCGCATGGCAAAATGGTGGAACATACAAAGGACCTACAGGCTCAACAGGTGCAACAGGACCTACGGGCTCAACAGGTTCAACAGGCGCAACAGGTGCAGCGGGTAGATCAATTAATATTAAAGGAACAAAATCTACAGTTTCTGCTCTCCCAGCATCTGGAAACACATCGGGTGATTCATGGATTGTTTTAGCGGATTTACATTTGTATGTTTGGGATGGAACAACCTGGTTAGATGCAGGACAATTTCAAGGTCCGACTGGAGCAACTGGTCCAGCAACTATTTCAATAGGAACAATAACATCAACAGGACCAACTGGAACACCATCTGTAACAAATTCAGGAACTAGCAGTGTCGGAGTGTTTGATTTTGTTCTACAACAGGGACCACTAGGTCCTACAGGCCCAACAGGAAATCCAGCAACAGTTTCAATAGGAACAGTAACATCAACAGGACCAACAGGTAATGCATTAGTTGGAAATAGTGGAACTAGCGGCGCAGCAATTTTAGATTTTACTCTTAAGCAAGGCCCTACAGGTGCAACAGGACCAGCAGGCCCAACAACTATTACACTAGGAACAGTAACTGGCACAGGGCCATTAGGAGTTCCATCTATAACTAATTCAGGAACTAATACAGATTTAGTTTTAAATTTTGTTTTAACACAAGGCGCAACAGGCGCAACAGGCGCAACAGGCGCTACTGGAGCAGCAAGCACAGTAGCAGGCCCTACAGGCCCAACAGGATTAAGCATAACAGGCGCAACAGGACCAACAGGAGCCGATGGAACATCTGTAAGAATATTAGGCTCATATCCAACAGAAGCAGCACTTATAGCAGCACGTCCATCAGGATCTCTGGGTGATGGGTATTTGGTAGTTGGACAGTTATACGTATGGACTGGAACAAGCTGGACAAATGTAGGAAGCATTCAAGGCCCTACAGGTCCAACAGGGTCAGTAGGCGCAACAGGACCAACAGGCGTAGCAGGAGCAACAGGACCTACTGGTGCAAACGGATCTAGTATACAAGGCGCAACAGGACCAACAGGCGCAGCAGGAGCAACAGGACCAGCAGGCGCAACAGGTGCAACAGGCGCAACAGGTGCAGGACTTCAAGGCCCTACGGGACCAACAGGAGCAACGGGACCTTCGGGGGGTCCTACAGGTCCTACAGGAATAAGCATAGTTCAAAATTTTCAAGTAACAAATTTAGGCACAGGAGCTTACACTGTTGACGGAACAAATAATAAATCTTTAACTTTAGTAAGAGGACAAACTTATTTCTTTACTGTAAACGCTTCAGGTCACCCGTTCTGGATTAAAACTTCACAAACTACAGGTATTACAGATGCCTATAATACTGGTGTTACAAATAATGGAGATGATGTCGGTGGAATTACATTTACTGTTGACGCAACCGCTCCTTCTACGCTATACTATATTTGTCAGTTCCATGCTCCTATGACAGGTGTCATCACCATAATTGGCTAAATAAAAGTCGGAGACTAATGAAAATAGCAGTATATACAGTTGCTTTAAATGAAGAGCAATTTGTTAAGCGTTGGTATGAATCTGCACAAGATGCGGATTATTTATTAATTGCAGATACAGGATCAACCGATAAAACAAAAGAAATAGCATCACATTTAGGTATAGAAGTTCACTCTATATCTGTGGCCCCCTGGCGATTTGATGATGCTAGAAATGCAGCTCTTGCATTAATTCCATCAGATATAGACTACTGTATATCTTTAGATATGGATGAGGTTTTATCAGAAGGTTGGAGGGAAGAATTAGAAAAACTTCCTTCTACAGTAACAAGACCAATACATAGACTAGTTACTTCATTTGATGCAAATGGGAATCCAGGTGTTGAATTTGATGCATTAAGAATTCATTCAAGACACGGACATAGATGGAAATATCCAATTCATGAATCTGTTGCATTTTATGGAATAGAAGAAGTAAGACAAAATGTAGATATTAAAATTTACCATCATCCAGACAATAACAAATCTAGAGGACAGTATCTTCCTTTATTGCAAATGGCAGCACAGGAAGATCCAACAAGCGACAGATGTGCACATTATTATGCAAGAGAACTATTTTATTACGCCAGATATAAAGAGTCTGCAGATGAATTTAAAAGACACTTATCGCTACCCTCAGCTTTCTGGAAACCAGAAAGATGCGAGTCTATGAGATATATTGCAAAGTGTGAGCCAGAAAACAAAGAGTATTGGTTAAGACTTGCTATTGCAGAATGCCCAGAAAGAAGAGAGCCTTTTGTAGATCTAGCTCAACATTTTTACGAGATATCGGACTGGCACAAGGTAAAAGAATATGCATCGCTAGCCTTAGATATAAAAGAAAAGTTTTTAGGATATTTTTGTGAATCAGAGGCCTGGGGCTGGAAGCCACATGATTTACTTGCCCTAGCTAACTATAATTTAGGCAATTATGAAGAGGCTTCAAAGCAAGGTGAAATAGCTATTTCTTTATGTGACGATCAAAGATTGCATGATAACTTAGGCTTTTATCATGCCGCTCAGAACCGTGAAAGTGGTATAATTTAAAAATGCCTAGTAATTTAACTCCTAAGAATTTCAGATATCCAACACTGGATATGTCTCCTGACATTCCTAGAGACTTAGGTTATCTAGCACAAGACATAGATGATTATCTTACAGCCCACCCAGGTGCTACAGGCCCAACAGGCCCTACAGGTGCAACAGGTGCAGCAAGCACAGTAGCAGGCCCAACGGGCACAGCAGGAGCAACAGGCCCGACAGGCCCAACAGGATCTACAGGCGCAACTGGAGCTAATAGCACAGTAGCGGGTCCTACGGGTCCTACAGGCTCTACAGGAGCAACAGGAGCAACAGGAGGAACTGGAGCTACAGGAACTGCAGTAACAATATTAGGATCTTATAATAGCTTATCTGCATTGGAATCCGCACATCCAACTGGTATTTCTGGAGATGGATATTTAATTAATGGAGATCTTATTGTTTGGTCTGCAGTAAGCTCATCTTGGGAAAACGTTGGAAACATTCAAGGTCCACAAGGTATAACAGGGCCTATAGGTCCTACAGGCGTAACAGGACCAACAGGCGCAACAGGCGCAGACAGCACAGTAGTAGGCCCAACGGGTTCTACAGGCCCAACGGGCGCAACAGGCGCTACAGGCGCAGACAGCACAGTAGCGGGCCCTACAGGTGCAACAGGAGCTACAGGAGCTACGGGATCTCAAGGCGTATCAATAACATTAAAAGCAAGTGCAGCAACATTTGCAGCTTTGCCATCATCTGCAAACTCAGTTAACGATGCAAGAATAGTAGATGCTGATGGAGACCTTTATATTTGGGACGGCTCTACATGGATGTCTGCTGGACAAATAGTTGGTCCTACAGGAGCAACGGGTGCTACGGGCGCAACAGGCGCTACAGGCGCAGACAGCACAGTGGCAGGCCCAACGGGCGCAACAGGCGCTACAGGTGCTACAGGAACTAATGGAACAAATGGTGCAACAGGAGCTACAGGTGCAACAGGAGCTACAGGAGCTACAGGTGCTACAGGCGCAACACCTACCATTCCAAACTCATCTATTACTAATGCTCAACTTGTAAATTCATCTATTACAGTAAATGGCTCTGCTGTTTCCTTGGGCGGAAGCGTAAGTGTTGCTTCTACAGCCTACTCAAATGGTACTAATACTGCAAACTCAAATAAAATATTTTATAATAATACTGGGACTCCACCTGCTGGAACTGCCGCTGGCGATTTATATATTTACTACTAGGAGCGCAAATGAGTATAAGAGCATATGCCAATGACGCCTGGTATAATCAAAGATCATTAAAAATTTATAATGGATCAGCATGGTCTTCAGCAAGACAAGGATGGATATATAACGGATCCTCCTGGATTTTATATTATCCAGAGTTCCCACAAAATTCAATAGGCCCCTCTATAACAGTTAATTCTGGTTTAAGTGGAAGACTAGGATGTATCTATCAAGTGTCAACTGGAACATGGAATTCAGATGACGCTTATATTCCAACATCATATTCTTATCAATGGACAAGAAGCGGAGTTGATATACCAGGCGCAACAGGTAATCTATATCAAACAACAGTATCTGATATTGATAAGATTATAGGAGTAAAGGTTTTTGCTTCAAATAATAGAGGAACAACACCGCTAAATTTAACTACAGGAACATTAATACTTCCAGTGCTTTCTTCTGTTTCAAGTTCCGATGCAACAGTTACCCCTACAGCACCAGGTTCAGTTACTGTTAACGTATCAAATTTAACATATTCTGGTAGTTGGACTGCAGGATCTAGTGCAACATCTTATGATGGATATACAACAAACGGATCTGTAACAATAAACCCAGGCTCTCAAACATTCACATCTGGAAGTGGAACTGCGGGCAGTGTTGCTGTTTTTATTAGATCAATAAACACAAACTACATACACTCCGCATCATGGTCAGCAGCTTCTGGAGCTTCATCTTATGATATATACATAAATGGAAGCTACACTACAAACACAACAAGCACCTCTTATTCTTATAACCCAGGAAATACAAATACAAACACTATTACTGTTTATCCAAAAACATCAGGTGGATCACAGGGCTACGGAGCATCTGGCACTGGAATATCTTGTACAACAAAATATTCTGGATATACTGGTGGAGCTGGAACGCTAGTTCAACCAGCCCCAGTTGCTGGTTCTGTAAGCTGGACAGCAAGTTCAGTTACGCAAGGGTCTACAATTACCGCACAGGTTTCTGGTTTTACAAATTCTCCAACATCTTATGATTTTAGAATTATTCGTGGAACGGCAAACGTTATATTTAGTGAAACAACAGTTGCAAGTAACACAACAGGGGCAAATCTTTCATACACAATTCCATCAAGTGATGCAGGATTTTATTACAAAGCTTTTGCAGACGCAACAAATGGCGGAGGAACTTCAAGTAGAGTTTCATCAAATGAAGTTGGCCCAGTTCCATATATAACACCAACTGTTAATTCAATAGGATATATTATTTTTGATAGAAGAAACGCTAGCTCTCAAATAAACTGGGGATGGGATAACGTATCGGCATCTGGAGACTATAATGGGAATGTTAACTATGAATGGATCATCAGAACAGTAAACTCAACTTCAGGAGGATCAACAACAGCTTCTGGAACAAAAACATATACAACGTCAACTAGAAATGTTTATGACAGCTCCCTCGGATTTAACACCGCTTGGAACTATAGAGTTGGAACCATAGACGGGGATTTAACCTTTACAACATCTGCAAGATACCTAAGAGTTAGAGGATACGTTACTGGAAAAGACGGGTTGACTTACTATGGACCTTGGAGTGGTTGGGTATAATGATTACTGTCAACGATAAGGCTAGAATAATACAAGATCAAATTAATTTTATAAATGGTAGAATAGATAAGATAAATGCTGTTATTTCTCTCCCCGTAGGGGAAGACGAGGGCCAAGTAACAATCTCGGCTATAGAATATTATGGTATACAAAAATCAGAATTAATGTTGCAAATTGAGGCACTACTCAATTTAAAAGCTTCATTAAATTAACAAGGAGGATAAAATGGCAACATATACAATACTAACAGATGATGAAAAAGCTGCAATCAAGCAATCTGAAATTAGAAACCTAGAGTACGCAATGTATTCATTAGAGGTACAGCTTATTGCAGAAAATGCAAAAGCAGAGCCTGTTTCAGAAACAGTAGCAGCACTTAATGCAGCAATTGCTGAAAAGCAAACACAAATAGCAGCACTTTAATAATATGATTGGGGGTTAAATAATGTCTTACTACAGAACAGTACTGGCAGACTTCCCCCTTTCATATTATACTTTGGATGAAGTAAAGTCTGGCACAATAGATTATTATAACCAGTTAATTTCTTCATACCCTACATATCAAGCAGTAAGAGATGCATTTACTTCATATGAATCCATATCTGGACAAGCGGTATTAGATTATTCAGGTAACAATAATAATGGAGCTGTTTCTGGAATATCTGGATCCAAAATAATGCCACTTGTAGCAGGCGGAATATACGGAACATTAATTTCTAATGAAACAACTATTTTCTACGATACGCCAGGACTTGCAAATAAATACTATTCAGACAACCCATTTTCAATAGAAGCATGGGTAAAACTACCAAATGCAAGTAGTTCTGCTGTACCAATAGTTGCAGACACAGATTCCGAAATTGGCATATACTATCAAAATGGAGATGTTGTATTTAAGGTTTATTCTAATATATTAAGATATAAAGCTTCAAATAATAAAGCAATGCATATAGTAGCATCCTATAATAAAAATTCTCTGTCTCTTTATTTTAATGGTTTAATGGTTGCATCAAGACAATTAAACAATGTATTATTTACAAACACAAGCACTGCATTTATTACTGGCCCTGCCCCAACAAATAATTATTTTGTTATAGATTCTGTTGCTTTTTATAGATACAATTTGTCTAATTCAAAAATAGCATTGCATTACCAGCAAGGAATAAAAGAACTAGATTACTCGCAGATAGTTTACCCAGACGGCGGATATTTGTTTAGTTTAAATCATTCAAAAATTCGTCCCGTTGCAAGGTACTACTACCCAGGCACAAAAACATGGGATCAGATTGCAGATGAAAATGTTGTAGTTTCAACAAGTGGAGATTACATAACTTTCCTAGAGACATCTGAGGCAGCAACAAAAACTTTTACATTTACTGAAACAATAATTATACCTTCATCTCTAGACGTTACCAGTTCACAAATATCATGGGATGATGATGTTGAAAACATTGTTGTTCAAGTAAGTAGAGATAACATAACATGGCAAGCATGTAAGAATAATAGCCCAGTTCCATATTTTAATAAAAATGACGGCATAACCAGCGGACTGCTTTATTTAAAAGTCACAATGTCTTCATCTAACACATCTACAGATTTGCCTATTTTTAGATCCCTGTCACTAGACTTTTTTTCAAACCTTGATTTCTATGCAGATAACTCAAGCGACAAAATATATTCAGATAAAGACTATTCTCTATCAAGGTATAACCACCCAATTATTTCCTATAACGACTACAATGGTTTAAGAATGCTTGATGGCGGAGGAATTAACTTAGATTCAGCAAACCCTTACAGAACTGTAGAAATGATATTTACCCCAGTATCTGGACAGAATGTTCTTTATTCAAGTAATACAAAAATATTTGAATGGAATTCTTTGGGATCCATTACAAAGTCTGGGATATCTGCAATATATGTTAATGGAGTAGATCACACCTCTTCTACAAATATATCCTCATTTTTAACAAATGGAATGCCCCACCATATTATTCTTGTGCTTAATTCACAGGCAACAAGCAATACCAGGTTTAACTATAACCAAGACGGGTCAAAATCAGGCGGAGCAAATGTATATAGCAATATAGCAATATACCCAGAGGCTTTAAATTCATCGCAGGCTACAGTTCATTATCAGCTCTATACTAGGCAGTATGTACTTTCTGTTTCAGATACCTCTTTTTCTATATCGGAATCTGTCTTAGGGAATGACTCAACTGCCTATTTAATTAACAATACTGAATATCAGTCTGCCAATATTTAGCTTTTTTGTCACACTGCTTGACAAAAAGCTGGACTTGAGTAGACAATAATGGTAAAATAAAGACCTATGGATATTAATAACACTAAATATAAAGTCCTTGACGAAGAAAGCACATTAGGCATATACGTCTGGGAAATGCCTGACGGCAGATGGATTGGAGACGACGATGGGAATTTTCTTTCAGTCACGTCAAAAAAAGGCAATAGATCCAGAATCGATGCTTTGGCTAGAGAAGTTCGCACATTCGGTATATATGAAGGCGGGCCTAAATTTCTTTCTGCAAGAAGAAAAATTGACGACGAAGAGTTTGAATATCAAAAACAAAGACTTAACTGGGGACTAATTCCAGACCCTATGGATATTGGAAACTATAAAGATGAAATGAAAAAGATGGGTGGCATGAAATGATTGAGTTTCAAGAAGAAGACGGTAACACCATTGATATATCAAATACAGCAGATTGGTTTTCTTTCAAAAAAGAACAGCCAACAAATGACCCATTTGCTATAAGCGGAGACGACCTAAGAAAAGTAAGAGGTCTTGGACCAGCATTTAAAAGAAAAATTAATAGAGAGTTTTCAAAAGCATTTACAGGTATTGAAGGTGTTGGAACACAACAAAATCTTCTTGCACAGGCTATCAGTGGATATGCCATGTTTGATCTTATTGAGCCCCCATACAATCAAGAATATCTTTCTAAAATTTATGAAGTTTCAACATATAACTATGCAGCAATCAATGCAAAGGTTGCAAATATTGTAGGGCTGGGCTACGATTTTGTTGAAACAAAAAAGACAAATGATGCGTTTGATTCTATAACAGATGAAAAGCAATTAGAGCGAGCCCGCAAAAAGCTAAACAAATTGCGTCAAGATTTACATGCCTGGTTAGATACTACAAACGAAGAAGATACTTTTACTCAAACATTAATAAAGGTGTACACAGATTTAGAAGCAACAGGTAACGGTTATATTGAAGTTGGTAGAACCACTGGCGGAAACATTGGATACATAGGACATATACCAGCAAAGACAATGCGTGTACGCAGGCTTAGAGATGGCTTTGTTCAATTGCTATATGGTAAGGCCGTGTTCTTCAATAACTTTGGAGACTCAGAAACAGAAAATCCTATTGCAGGACAAGAAGATAGACCAAATGAAATTATTCATTTAAAAAAGTATACCCCCATGAACAACTATTATGGAATACCAGACATTGTTGCAGCACAGGTTGCCCTAGTTGGAAACGAATTTTCTGGAAAATATAACCTTGACTATTTTGAAAACAAGGCGGTTCCAAGATATATTATTACAGTAAAAGGGGCCAAGCTTTCTCCAGAATCAGAAAGAAAATTGCTAGAGTTTTTTCAGGTTGGGTTAAAAGGGAAAAACCATAGATCTCTTTACGTCCCACTTCCTTCAGATACTCCAGACTCAAAGGTTGAATTTAAAATGGAACCGATTGAGGCGGGCAATCAAGAAGGGTCGTTTGAAAAGTATCGTAAATCAAATAGAGACGAAATCTTACTAGCTCACCGTGTACCAATTAATAAAATTGGCACCCCAGAAGGAGTAAACTTGGCAGTTGCTCGTGATGCAGATAAGACATTTAAAGAACAGGTTTGCCGACCAGCCCAAATGATTTTAGAGAAGAAAATTAACAATATTTTTGACGAAAAGACAGATGCGCTAGTATTAAAATTTAACGAATTAACATTAACAGACGAAGATACTCAGTCTAAAATTGATGAGCGTTATTTAAGAATGCAGGTAATAACACCTAATGAAGTTAGAATTAGAAAGGGTATGATTCCAATTGATGGGGGAGATAAGGTTGTAGACCTTCAAGCCCAAGCAGCAGAAATCAGAGCCCAAGCTGGAAATACCAGACAAAGGTCACAAGATCGTCAAGCAACTTCCCCAGACGTTTCAGGAGAAGGCAGAAATGCAAAGGGCGATGGAAGACAAGTTGAGTAAACCTGCTCAACCACTATTTGCCTTTTTATATATAAGTCGCTAAAATTAAGCATATGAATATTGAAAAGTCTTTGTGGTCCAGTCATGGCGACAACATCAGTCTATCGGTTCCCTTTACTAAGGTTAACCGTGAAAAAAGAACGGTGTCTGGATTTGCTACATTAGACAATGTAGATCAAACAGGCGACGTTGTTACAGCAGAAGCAAGCTTAAAAGCATTTGAAGGTTTTAGAGGAAATCTCCGTGAAATGCATAACTCAACAGCAGTTGGGAAAGTTGTTTCATTTAAGCCAGAAACATACTATGATCCAAAATCAAAAGAATTTTACAACGGTGTCTATGTAGATGCTTACATCTCAAAGGGCGCACAAGACACATGGGAAAAAGTTTTAGACGGAACTCTTTCTGGATTTTCAATTGGCGGAAAGATTAATGAGTCAGACAATGAAGTTAATAAAGCAAATGGCAAGACAGTAAGATTTATTAAAGATTATGATTTAATTGAACTATCAATTGTTGATTCTCCAGCAAATGAACTTTGCAACGTGTTGTCTATTCAAAAGGTAAATGGTCAATTAATATTTAAAGGAATTGCAACTGAAGTTGTAACAGAAAACATTTTTTATTGCGAAGAAAGCAATTCTGTTTTTATCTCAACAGAAAAAACATACGACTCGCCAGTATCTGGAAAGCCAGCACAACTAATTGGTTGGGTTGAAAGTTCAGATGTTAATAAGTCAAAAGAGATTGATAAGATTCTTGATGCATATAAGCATTCAAGATTTACGTTGCCTGATACACAAATAGCAAAACAGGCAAACGCAGAAGGAGGTAATGAAGTGTCAGAAAATACAGAAAACGTAGTTGTTGAAGATGCAGCTGTTGAAGCAGCACCAGAAGCAACCGTAGAAGAGACAGCAGAAGTTGCAGCAGATGCAGCACCTGCAGTCGAAGATGCTCCTGCAGAAGATGCAGTTGCAGAAGACACAACTGCCGAGACTCTGGAAAAAGCAGCCGACGTATCAGAAGATAAGGTTGATGAACCTGATTTTGCAAAGATGTTAGGCGATCTAAAAGGCTTTTTTTCAGAAACTCTAAACAAGGCATCAGAAGTTAATGCAGCACAAGTAACAACAATCCAAGAGACTGTTGAGGCTTTCAGCAAGAGCGTAGATGCTAGAATTTCAGAGTTGGCAGAACAACACACAGTGCTTTCAAGCGCTGTAAATGATATCAAGAACACGATTGATGGTGTACAAAAGCGTGTCGATGCAGTAGAGTCCGAGACTGCAATTAAGAAGTCTTCTGATCTTGGCCGATCAGAGGAAGTAACAATCAAGAAATCTAAATGGAACGGTTCTTTCCTCGGTTCCGTGAACGAAATATTTAACTAAGGTAGGTGAAATAATATGAGCAATGAACTATTAGAAAAAGCAGCCGCAGCTGGTGCAACAGTATCAACTGGATTTGGCTCAACAACTGGTGGAACAGGAGTACACAGAGCTTCCGAAAACGGAAACGGTGGACTACTTAACCCAGAACAATCTGCTCGCTTCCTAGACTATATGTTCGACGCAACCGTAATCGGTAAGGTTGCCCGTACAGTTAGACTTAAGGCAGACACAGCAGAGATTGACCGCATGTCAATCGGCGAGAAGCTTATGCGTCTCGCATCAGAAGGAGAAAACACTGGTGAAAACAGTGCAGTAACTTTCTCAAAGATCTCTTTGACAACAAAGAAGCTTCGTATGGACTGGGAGCTTTCAACAGAGTCTCTAGAAGACAACATTGAAGGTGCAGACCTAGAAGATCACATTGCCCGCTTGATGGCAACACAAGCAGGAAATGACATCGAAGATGTTATCCTTAACGGAAACACATCCCTAACAGGAGACGCACTTTACAAGTCATTTGATGGCGTTGTAAAGAAGGCAAAGGCATCAGGACGTGTCGTAGACGCAAACGGTGCTGGAGTTTCTCGTGAAGTATTCAACAAGGCACTTAAGGCTATGCCACGTAAGTACAAGCAACGTCGTGGAGACCTTCGCTTCCTTGCTGGATCAAACTTGATTCAGGACTTCCTATATGCTAACAGCATTGGAACAAACCAAACAATTCCACAAGATATCGCTTCAAGCGTTATTCGTGGTGGAGTTGCACCACTAGGTGGACCTGCAGGATATGTGGCACCATTCGCATTCGGTATTCCGATTGTTGAAGTTCCACTTCTTCCAGAGACACAAGCTGGAGATTACTCAGGACAAACTGGTTCACACGGAGATATCCACTTGACATTCCCAAATAACGTAGTTATTGGTATCAAGCGTGATGTAACTGTTTACCGTTTCTTCTGGCCACGTAAGGACTCAATCGAGTACACAATGTACACACGTGTTGGCGTCCAAATCGAACAAGCTGACGCTTGGGTAGTCGTAAAGAACGTTAAGGTTGCTTCTTAATTAGAATTAACCCTAGAAAGGCCCCCAATTAATTTTGGGGGCTTTTCATTTTAATTTAACAATGCTATAATTAAAGGACCTAACAAAGGAGAATATATGTCATTTGAGACATTAAAAGTTGCAGAACTCAGAAAAATTGCAGAGGACTTTGCAGTTGATACTGATGGAATTAAGAATAAGGCAGACGTTATTGCCGCACTTGCCGAAGAGGGCGTAACATGGTCTGTATATCAAAAGACAATTAAGGATGTTGAAGAGGCGGCTGAAGAGTTTGCTGAAACAGAAGAAATTCTTCCTAGATTTGATCCAAAGTCAGAAAAGGCAGAGGACACAGTTCTAGTCAGAATGACAAGAGAGAATTACAGATACGATATAGTTGGATATACATTTACAAAAGAGCACCCTTTTGTTGCAATGACAGAAGAAGATGCTCAGAAAATTTTTGACAAGGAGGAAGGTTTCCGCATAGCAACCCCTAAAGAAGTTCAGGATTACTACGCTTAACCTTTATTAAATGGAGATATTAGTAGGTACAAACTCACCAGTAAAGCACAAGGTTTATTGGAAAGGCTCCCCAAAAGATGCTGATAGTCTTCCAACTGTCAAAGTATACGACATAACGGAAGACCCAGCAGTAACACCTGCTATTAATCCAGGCACACTTGTTACAACATTAACTCCAACAAAGTTAGAAACAGATATTGGTGTCTATGAAGTTTACCCTTCGCATTCACTAACAAATAGAAATAAACAACTTAAGCTTGTTTGGGAATATTCTGTTGAAGGAACAGCTATTACAAAAGAGCATAAACTTTTTGTAGTAACTCCATATGTTGATATTACACAAGCAGGAGATGTTTTAAAACTTGGTTCAGACCCATCTGATCCAAATTATAGATCTTATTTTGAAATTGCGGAAGCCGAAAGGTATGCAAGAAAAATAATTGAAAATTATACAGGCCAAGTATTTAGCCTTTATGATGACGTTCAGACAGTATATGGGGCAGGAGCAGATGTTCTTCCGTTACCATTTAAGCTAGCAGATCTACATGAACTTTATCAAAATGACGTATTATTAGTTGATACAATTAATAACGTTAATAATTGGAGCTATAGCACTATTATTTCTGAAAGCGGTTTTGGAGTAAGAGTAAATCGTGCAAACATGATTGATAATACAGTCTATGTGGCAAACGGAATGGTTCCTCCATCTATAAATGACATGGGCAACGGGGCATTTGGAAAAGATAACGTATACCGTGTTGCAGGCAGGTATGGCTGGGAACAAGTGCCAGATGAAGTTGAACTTGCAGCAATTGAACTTATGAAAGACTATTTCTCAAAAGACAAAGTCTGGAGAGACAAATATATGAAGAGTATATCAACATTTGACTGGAAGTTTGAATATAACTCTGAAACTTACAGAGGCACTGGTAACGTATATGTTGATCAAATATTACTGCCTTATGTAATTAATCAAATGGTAGTTATCTAATGTTTAACGTCATAGATTCAGTTTTAACTATGAAGATGGATGTGTATAAGCAAGTAGACTATCAAGATCCAAATACAGGCGCCCTTAAAAGAGAATGGCAGTACGACAGAAGCATGGCTTGCCATGCAAAAGGCGTGATATCTAATTCTGCTTCAACAAGAACTGGCGACAAGCAAGTGTTAAGTAATAGATATGTAAACGATCAGATTTTGCAAATTAGAACAACTGGCAAAGTTAGTCTTCGTGAAAAAATAACAAACATTCTTGATTCAAGCGGTACCGCTATTTGGGTAGAAGCTAATTTTCCAACAGATACTCCAACTGTTTTTGAAGTAATGGGATCGACACCAATGACAGATCCATTCGGCACAGTAGTAGGATACAATACCTCTGTAAAGAGATCGGAGAACCAGACAATTGGATACTAGTGCGGTATTAGTTCAAGCAGCTAGCGGATTGCACAAGAGCATGTCTGGGGCTAAGGGCACCGTTTTAAAGGATAGCACTGTTGCACAAATTTCTGCTGCAATTTATTATCAAGCTTCTGTTGTTTCAAAAGTAACAACTAACAAACAATTTCAATCAAAGTTCCAAACAATTCTATTTAACCAAATAGAAAAAGATTTTGGAAATTATGTAGATTCTCAAGCAAGAATCAATCCAAAAACTCTTCACCATGTCTATGAATGGAAAAAGGTAGGTGTTCCGTCTTCAAGACTTTTTAATTTAAAGATGTCTGGAGTAAGTGGACTTTCATTTAAAATTGTTTCTGAGTTCAAGCCATCTAAATCCATGGTCCCAACAAACTTTGGAAAGTCCAGACACGTATTTACAAATAAAGCCTCCGTTATGGAAGCAGGAAACCCAGTTGTTATACGACCAAGAAGTGCTGAACGTTTAGTATTTGAGATAGACGGTTTTGTTGTTAGAATGCCAAAGGGGATGCCAGTCACGGTAAAGAGACCTGGAGGCGGAAAAGCAACGGGAAGATTTAAGATTGCTTATGCACAATTTTTTACTGGAAATCTAGTAAACCTTTCAATAAAAAATTCAAGGTTTCAGCAGATTTTTAATTCTTCTATGACAAAGGCTTTAAAGCTCCCTGGAGACATAAGAAAAGTTAAATATTCATTTTCTCCAAATACAGTAAATATGCAGGCAGAAACTGCCCTTGTAGCAGCATTTGGAGGTGCCGTATGACAGACTATAACTATGACGTAATGCTAGATCTTCGCAAGCACTTATGGAGCCAACTAAAATCAAATAGTTTATTTCAAGCATCAGATTACTACAGCGATAATCTAGGAGAAGAATTAATTCCTATTATCCCAGTACAACAGCAACCAGAAATGAATCAATTTTTGAGCGGGAAAAAACATATAGTCTACGATAAGGTAGGTATGTCTTACGAGGACAACTGGGTAATATGCTGCGAGCAAATTCTATTTACTATATACTCTACAGATATATCTGAGATTAATCAGATCAGAAATTTAATGACTGACCTATATAGAAGAATGGATGAGTCTGCAAGAGACACAAACCTGTATTCAGGTATATCCCAGAAGTTTAAGTTTTATAGCATATTTGTTGCAGACATCTCTCCTACAGCCCCTTCAGAGGAGCTAGCAGGCTTCCTGTCAGCCGATGTGATACTTGAAGTAAAATATGCAAGGCATGTAGATTCAAACGGCAGATTCCTATAGTTTGCCTTTTGGGGCATTATACACTAAAATTGGATATAGAGGGAAGGGCCTAGCCAGCCAAGATTTCAAAGTTTAACAATATATATATATTTTTAAAACAGGAGGTAAGACACTATGGCATTTAACTCAGCCAAAAATATTCTTGTGGGAGCTTCACCGCTTTACATCTCGAATTCAGATTCAACTGTAACAGGTTATGTTGAAAACCAAGAGCCAGGAGTTGCAAAGACTGCAACAGCTGGAAAGAAGGACGGTGTTCCAGGATTTAACTCTGCAACATCATACCGTACAACTCTTGACGCAGCACAAGCTGTAACAGATAACGCTTACCGTAACGTAGGTTATACAAACAATGGTCTTCAGATCACTTATAACCCAACTTACGATTCAGTAACTGTTGACCAGTTACTTGATACAGCAAAGCTTTTCAAGTCTGCGATGGAAGTTATGATCGCAACAGAAATGGCAGAAGGAACACTAGAGAACGTTCTAGTAGTTTTCGGACAAGGACAAGGAACTCTTACAAACGCAGGTAAGACACTTGGACTAGAAGCAGGTTCTCTTGGTATTGCACCAACAGAGCGCCAGCTAGTAGCAATTGGACAAGCTCCAACTGACACTTCAGCCACAACAGAGCGTATTTACTATGCACGTCGTGTATTGTCTGTACAACAGTCACAATTCTCACTTGCACGTAATACACCAACATCATTCCCAGTAACATTCCGTTTGCTTCCAGACGCAGGTTACACAGGTTCAGAATACGGTAAGATTATTGACCGTACTTGGACACCAGCTTAATTAAAATTAAGTAGATAAAGCCCCCATTTATGGGGGCTTTATTGTTGTACTGGTAAATGCTTTATGTTATAATAATTAAGACAATCCTAGGAGGATACACATTGGCTACTACAATATATAGCACAGAAGAAATCAAGCTGCAAAATGGCACAACAGTTACGTTGAAGCCTTTATCAATTAAAGAGCTAAGAAAGTTTATGGCAGTTATTCAAAAGACTGCATCAGTCACCGATCAAGGTGAATCGCTAGACCTACTAATTGAGGCTTGTGGAGTTGCACTAGAAAAGCAAGTTCCAGATCTTGTAAAAGATAGAGACGCTTTAGAAGAAGCTCTTGACATTCCTACTATCAATCGCATACTCGAAGTATGTGGTGGAATTAAGATGGATGATGAGTCAGCAAATTTAACTCAGGCGGCGGTTCTAGCTGGGATGAACTAGATCTAGCTGCCTTAGAAGGAGAAGTTTTTCTTCTAGGACATTGGCGGAATTATGATGAGCTAGAAGCAAATCTTTCAATGCCAGAACTTATTCAAACTCTAAAGTCTATATCTAAAAAGGAAACAGAAAGCAGAAAGTTTACTGCAGGACTTAAAGGTATAAACTTAGAGGGCGAAGAAGAAAAAGAAAACGGTTCTACCTTTGAAGATGTTCGAAGAAGGGCTTTAGGAATAACAGCAAGTTCAGATGATGTAGTTTCACTACAAGGAGAATTTGCAGCAGAAGCAGGATTCGGAATCGGAGCAGGATTAGGATATGTTAAGGAGTAAATACTGATAAATGGCTGATGAGAACATAGTAACCAATATAGTTGCTAATGCAGATTTTTCAAATCTTATTGCAGATGTCAATAGGGTATCAGCCTCTTTATCTAAATTACAAGCACAAATAATTGCATCTGATGCAAAACTTGCAAATCAAGTTGCAGTTATGAACAGATCTTTTGCGGAAAACCTAAGAAGAACAGGTCAATTCTCTACGCACTTTGTAACACTAACATCTGATGTAGAGAAGTTTGGAAGAAATCTAGACACTGGAAAACTTAAACTCCGTGATTATTTTAGAACATTTCAGGATCACACAAGAACATCTGGCGGATTAATTAGAGATCTTGCTAAGCAGCAAGTTGCTTTACAAAATGCAATCATCCAGCCGTTGGGCAAAAATGCTCAAGGCTTAATGCAATACAATGTTCACATACCTCAAGGTCTAGATGCTGTAAAAAATAAGACTTCTCTTGCAAGACAAGAGCTTCAGATCATGAACAAGGTTATTCAAGATGGTGGAGTTCAATTAATTAATTGGGGTAAAAATACTCAGTGGGCTGGCCGCCAGTTAACAGTAGGACTTACAGTTCCTTTAGTTGCACTAGGCGCAGCAGCAGCAAAATCATTTAGAGAAGCAGATGCAGAGCTTACAAGACTTACAAAAGTATACGGAGGAGTTGCTGCAAGCTCTTCCGCAGATCTTGCAAAAATTAGAAACGAAGTATCTTCAACTGCAAGAGAATTAGCAAAAGCATACGGTACATCATTTAAAGAAACAATTCAGCTTGCAGCGGATGTAGCAGCAACTGGAAAAACTGGAAATGATCTTATTAACTCCGTAAAAGAAACAACAAGACTTGCAGTCCTTGGTGAAGTTGATAGACAAGATGCAATGAAAGCAACGCTTGCAATTCAAACCGCATTTAAACAAAACACAGAACAATTATCTGAATCAATTAACTTCCTTAACTCGGTTGAAAACCAGACATCAACAAGCCTTGCAGATTTAATAGAAGCTATTCCAAAAGCAGGACCAGTAGTACAAGGTCTTGGTGGAAGCGTAAAAGATTTAGCATTATACATGACGGCAATGAAAGAAGGCGGAATTAATGCATCAGAAGGCGCTAATGCTTTAAAGTCAGCACTTGCATCATTGATTAACCCAACAAAAGTTGCACAAGAACAATTTGCAGGTATGGGAATAAGTCTTAAAAATATTGTTAATGATAATGCTGGAGATCTAACTGGAATGATTCTTGAGCTACAGTCTGCTCTTGATGCTTTAAATCCACTTCAAAAGCAACAAGCAATAGAGCAACTATTTGGTAAATTTCAATTTGCAAGAATGAATGCTTTGTTTGAGAATCTAGGAAAACAAGGAAGCCAAACATTACAGGTAATGGATTTAATGAAGGCAAGCTCACAAGACTTAGCAAATGTAGCTAGCCGAGAATTAAGTCTTGTTACAGAGTCAGCTTCTGGTAAGTACAAGAGAGCCGTGGAGTCTTTAAAAGCAAGCCTTGCTGGCATTGGAGAAGAATTTCTTAAAGTACAAACATTTTTTATTAACGTTACAGATAGCGTAGTTAAATTTGTTAACAACCTACCTGGCCCAGTAAAAACAATTTTAACATTTGTTACAGGACTTACTGCGGTCATGGGACCAATTATTATGTTGACTGGTGTGCTTGCAAACTTCTTTGGATATATTATTAAGGGAGCCTCACACTTTAGAGCATTGTTTAAAGGTGGAGAAGGCTGGAAAATGCTTACTCCAGAAATTCTTGCAGCACAAAAAGCGGGATCTCTTGTAGAAGCTACATTCTATAGCGATGCAAAAGCAGCAACAGTTCTTAAAAATGCAATAGATGGTCTGATTGCTGAATTTACAATACTTGAACAAAAAGCAAAATCAGGAGCAATATCGGTAGCACCAGCATTTACTACAATGGCTGGAAATCTTGTTGCTGGCGGCGGAAGACAGGTAAATCCAAATCATCCACTATTAAGCCCAACAGATACACGCTCAATGTCACACATGAATCCTGTAGCTGGAATGACAGCAGAACAAAGAGCTGCTCAAACAATTTTTGGAGTTGTCCCAGGAGCTCCTAGAGTAAATCAAAAAATTAGCAACAATCCACAGATGTATATGTCTGGAGATCTCCCTGCGGTTGAAGGACTAACTTCTATAAAGGGAGTGTCGACTGGAGTTGTTGCAGAAGAAGCAGCAAAGTGGCATGCAATGACTGGTGCATTAGCAATGCAATCAGAAACAGAAATTAAAGCATTAAAGACAGAAGTTTCAAGAACTGGTTTAATTACTAGAGAACTTTCTGATTCTTATGAAGCACTACTTCCAACAATGACAAACTTAACTGCAAATGCTGCAAAACAATCTGCAGCAATTGTTGCAGAAATGCAAGCTGGTAAAATTCAGGTTGACCAAGCAAGAGCAAAAATTATGGCTCTTAATGCACAGGTTGAAAGCATGATAGCTGGCGCTGCAGTTGATATTGCAGGACAACAAGGAAGAAGTATTAATTTAACTTCCGTTCCACTGCTAAACCAACCAGTTGTAGACGGCGCTGGAAAATCAAATATGAAAGAGCTTTCTCGTCCAGGAAGAACAAGAGGTCTTCTTAATAGAATTGCTCAAGGTTTAGGTGTAAAAACATACGGTGCGCCATATAGCATAGCAACAACTATGCCAAAAAGAATGGCAACTGGCGGACCTGTTTATATGGCAGGCGGAGGCCCAAGTGGCACAGATACAGTTCCAGCATGGCTTACAGAGGGAGAATATGTATTAAGAAAATCCGCTGTAGATAAGCTTGGAGTACCACTATTAGACAAGTTAAATGATTTAGGAATTAGCTCATCAAGCAAAACAGTTGGCGCTCATGCAAGCATGCCAATGGAGTATAGGGCACATGAATTGCTTTCAGATTTTGGTCCACATCTTCCAAAAGGAACTGAATCTTTTGCAAAAGCTTTACCAGATCATAAGGTTGATGTTATAGATTCAAACAAGCTAGGACTTTATAACGAAGAAAACCAAGCTCTTAGAATGGGCAAAAGAGGTCTTACAAAATCAGAGTTAATAAGAGCGCTTGCAGCTAGAAACTCAAAGCTGTTTAAATATCTTCCACCAATGGATAAGCAAACACAAATGTTATTTAAGAGAAGACTACTTGATGCTGCAAAGGGATTGCAGGATGGAAGAGTTTATCATGATGACACCCTTGCTCAGGTATACGACTGGGCAAGAAAAGATACAATGCGTTCTTTACCAGCCGAGTTAAGACCTGGATTTAGACAAGCTATGATTTTAGCAAATACTCCTTCAGGTTTTAGACCACATAGTTTTGATCAGTACACAGATGGCCAAAAACCTCCTACAATGAATGCAGCAGAAGCAAAGGCCGCTTCTGGGGATAAGCCATTTATCTATACAAGCCCTACATCAGCTTCAGGTAAAAAAGGAAAAACAACAGCTGTTGTTACAGGATATGACGGGTCAAAACAATCAATAACAACTGGCGGAACAAAAATGTTTAAAAAATCCATAAGGGAAGAAGGAAGCAACTGGCTTGGAAGATTTATGCCAGTTGGAAGAAAGCGTGTTTCTACAGACTACAATAGCGCAATGCTTACTAAGAAGTGGAGAAGAGGCTACGCAACTGGCGGATATGTTGGTAAGGGTGGACCACAAGGATATGCTAATGGAGGAATGGTTCTTGATGGTTATGCAGACGGCGGGCCAGTTAAAGGATATGCAGGCGGAGGATTAGTCGCAGGATTATTAGCTGCAATGGGAATTCCAATTCTTGGAAATATGCTGGGAAATAAAGTTGGCGGAACTCCAGGAGCTGCAATATCTAACGTATCAAATATACTTCCATTCTTACTGCCAATGGGTGCAATGAGTGGAATGACAAGAGGCATAACTAGCAAACTACCACAAGGTGCAACATCTACAGTTAAGCCATTAGCTCAGACATCAGGAAACCTTATGGCAATGGGCAAGGCTGGATCTTCAGCTGGCGCAGTTATGTCAAAGCTTGGCCCAATATTTGGAAGAGTTCTTGCTTCTGTCACACCTCTAGGATTAGCTATAACTGGAGTTACAACTGCATTAACAGTTGGATATACTGCATGGAAAAAGCATCAAGAAAATTTAAAGCTAAATGCATTAGGTTTTGGCCTTACAGCAGAAGCGGCACAAAAAGCTGGACTTAAATACACAGACTATAATCAAAAAATTAAAGATAGCATTCAAAGATCAAAAGACTTAATGGAGGCAAACAAGCTTGCATACGAAAGTATGACACAGGCTGGTATTCCAATTAAGATGACTATTACTGAATATAAAAAATTAAAAGATGAAGTTAAAAGTGCATTCTCTGAGCAAATCAAATTAATTAATTCAACAAAGAAAGCTGAGTTAGGCGATGTTGCTGTAAGATTAAAAACACAACTAATGGCTGCTGGAATGTCTGCAGAAGATGCAACTAAGAAAATTTATGCAATGATGTCTCTTTCAAAAAATGCAGGAATGGCTGCAGCATCAACAGTTGGAAACCAAGATTTTAATGCTATAACAGATGCCAAAACGGCAGCAGGAGGCTCTCTTAAGTCATTTGATACAGCAGCAAGGCTAGGAGAAGCTCAAGCGCAAGCTGCTGCATTAAACACAGCATTAACTGCAATAGACGCTGGCGTAGACGAGATTGTTAGAAAGAGCGAAGAAGCCGCAAGAAAAGACAAAACCAATAAAACTGAAGCTATAAGTAAAATTCAAGCAGAAATTAAGATGATGGATTATTTAAATGCTAGCCAGTTTAGACAAACTAAGCTTACAAGAGATACTATTAATGAAATGGCAAAAGCAAATCCAGCAATTAAAGAGCTTGCAAGTACATCAGATACAGTTGTTAGCGTATGGCAAAAGCTTAGATTGCAGGCAATGGGTCTTGCTGGAGATCTTTCAAAATTAAATGCAGAGCAAACTGCAGCACTCTACAACATAGGTAATATTATAAGTGAAAAAGTTATTGCTGCTAATAAAGGCAAGGGTGGATTGCTTGAACAGGAATATAAAGATTTAGGTGCTCTTAAAAAACAAAGAGATGACCTTGCAAAGAAGGCCGCTGGACAAAGTGTACAGGCTCAAATAGATTCTAAGAAGAGACTAAAAGAGCTTCAAGATCAAATTGATAAAACAAATAAGCTTGCTGACGCAAGAATAAAAGCATTAAACGCCGCAAAAGAAGATGCAGATCTTAATCGTGAAATGGAATCTGCAAGACTTGAACTTCAATTTGCAGAGTCTACAGGGAATACAGCACAAGCAGCACAGGCTAGATTAAGATATGAAGGCGCTGTTAACAACATACAGAATCTTGGGCAAACTAGAGCAATTCAAGCTGCGGCAGATAAAGCAAATGCAGGACCACTTGCAGAAATTAAAAAAATACAAAGTGCTAATGAAAAGCTTGCAGATGCTGCAGCACTTGCAGGGACAGGCCTAGCTTCGCTTGATAAGAAGATTGCAGGACTAATTGGAACAATTGATGGTTTAAATAATGCTCAATCAGCATACCAGTTAAACTTAGCTAAATGGAAAACAGAAAACCCAGGCATGACCGAGACGGATTTCTTAAAAACAGAATTAGGAAAGTACCTATCTGCTGGTTTAGTTTCTCCAACAAAAGCTGCAGGTGCAAATCTTCCAGCTGCCAACGGAGCATATCCAGGAAAAGGTGGATGGGTGCCAGCAACAAATCCTGCAGCCACAGCAGCGGCAATGTCAAGCAAAGCATTTACAACTGACACATTTATTGTTGGAGATAAAAACTTAGCAACAATATTAGATAAAGCATTTAAGGGCGGAGCAAACGGAAATCTTCCAACTGTTACTACAAATGGTGCAGGAGGAAGAACTATAACTAAACCATTAGCGGGAACAAGACCACCGCAATTTAAAAATCTTACAGAAGCAAATACTGCTTCTGCAGACAAATCAAAAAATACATTTACAGATAGCAATGGAACAAAATGGGTTCTTTCTGTAAATAGAAATGGTGCAAACTGGAATGCTCCAGGTGGATGGACCATGCCAGCGATAAAAGCTGGAAAAGGATTAATGGACATTGATCCAAAGATTCCTACTATTGTTGGTGACATGGGCCCAGAATTATTGTATAATAATATGGTTATTCCAAATCTTTCTAGTATTCCATTTGCAAGCCCAAGTTTTAATATTCCTGCAGGAGCAAAGGCATTAACTGGACTACTTCCAGGATCCTCAAGCAGCGAATCAACAATTGTCTATCAGACATTTAATCAGGCTCCAGGTGAAGATGCAGATGCATTTATTAGAAAAGTTACACAAGCAACTGTTCAAGCAATTGGAAAAGATGCTAAATTAATTAAATCACAATCTGGCGAAAGTAGGTTAATCTAATGGCAGTCACGCTACCAGTTGGCTCAGTTCTTTACATAGACACTTCAACAAATGACACCCCAGTTTGGACAAAATTAACTGAGCATAATCGTGAACCAATTAGCATTGATACAAATAGAATTGAGAAGCAACAAAGAATGGCAAATGGAACAATGCGTAAACAGTTTACTGCAGACAAAAAAACCATAAGCACTTCATGGACAATGCTTCCCTCTTACAGCACAATGACATTAGATAATGGATACGGAGCAGTAGATCTTAAATCATTTTATTCAAACAAAGGAACGGGATCATTTAAGATTAAAATATCATACAATGCAGTTTCCGCAAGAGATGAAATTGTTACAGTTGTTTTTACAAATTGTAGTCACACTCTTGTAAAGAGAAATGTTAGAGAAAAAACTTCTGATGCTCCACAAGAATTTTGGGATGTTAGTATCGGCCTGGAAGAGGTATAATGTTATCTGGATACACTACGGCACTTGATGCTATAAACAAATCAGTATCGTATACATCGGTACCAGGCTGCTGGATTGAGTATAATATGAATGAGCTAATTGATGGATGCTCTATTACAAGCTCAACAGACGTTACAACTTCTACGGGAGACTCGCTTCCATTTCAAAAGCTTTTCCCAGTAAAAACAATTATTGATCCACGCCGCCCTAAAACGGCGGGAATAAAATATTTTATTATGAATTCTCAGATTAATCAATACCCTACAGTATATTCAACATCAACAAATCAATCATACAGACTATACTATCCAGGGGATAAAGTTCAATATAAATACTGGGTTAGCAAAAGAGCTTTAGGGAACTCCTTATCGGGATGTCTATTAACCGTATCTTATCCTGCAGCAAAAACTGCAGCATCAAATAAAATTGTAATTAAATTTGAAACATCACATAGCAAGCCCACTGCATGGACAGTAAAGATTAAAAACTTATCAGGCGTTGAATCAACAATATCTACAAATGCTGCTGTTCCAGATAATGGTGTAGTTAATTTGTACTACAACGGAACATCTTGGAGCACAACAAAGTTTGCAAGTCCATCAGAGCCAATAGGAATTTCTGAGATTAAGGTTGAGGTTACATCAGTAAGTGTTGCTAATGAGTATATTGGGGTAATTGAAATAGCTGCCAAGTATGTAAAAGATGTATCAGACAGAGTGGTTACATTTGATGTTAGAAAACAGTCCTCTAATTCTTCTGATGGCATAACTCCAGTTGGAATGGTGACAGCAAACTCTTTATCATTAGATTTAAATTGCTATGATAGAACAGGTCTTGCGTATGATAAAACATTCTCATTTGATAAAAATAAAATTAATCTTTATAAAAATATTATAATTGAACCATTTATTAAAATTCAAAATTCAGACTCAATCCCCTATGGAGTTTTTTATGGAACAGAAGATTTTTCAATAACAGAACATGGAGATGTAAGCATAACCGCTCTTGATGGTGCAGGCTATCTTCAAAAAATAATGGCTCCAGATATTTTGATGAGAGACTACTCTTCTCAAGCAATAATTAGAAGACTTCTTGATAGCGTAGGATTTACCAATTATAACTTTAACTCTACTGGAACAGACTCTTCAACAGTAACTCCATTATTTTATTATACAGATAGCACAAAAACAATGTGGCAGCACATACAAGACATATGCAATGACACACAAATGATTGCAGTCTTTGACGAATATGATGTTTTGCAATTTTATACAAGAGAGTATATCTTTTCAAACAAAGCGTCTTCTTTTAAATTTAGATACGAAAAAATAGGAGAGAATCTTCCAAACATTGTAAATCTTAAAAAAACAACAGTGCCTTCAGCAAAAGCAATTAAAGTAAGATATACTCCACAGCTAACTTCTCAATATAACTTTTCTGCAGATCCAGTTTACGAGTCTGGAATAATTAAACTTGGTGCAGCCGCATTAATTAAAGATCTAGGCGCATCGACTGGTGCAGGAGGATCAATATTTACTGAGCCAGTTTCAGTATATGAGTCAGCAGTAGACCATGTATTTTATCAAAAGTCAGGTTATCTTTTAGTAAACAAAGAAATTATTGAGTATGATGCTATAAAGTATATATATCAACTAGTTGGACAGTCAAACACTGCAGAACAATGGATTACATCTGATGTTGATATTGCAAAATATCAAGGTCTTTCTCAGCCAGGAACATTTAAGCCAACAGGTGAGTTTAGAATTAAAACAAGAAATGCTTTTGGGCTTTTGTCCGCCCCAGCAAATCATGAAGTTAATCTTGCTGCCATAAAATCAAGATGGACCACATATGTTTATGATAAAGATGCAAAAACTTCAACATTAAATAACAGCCTCATATCGCTAGAGTCTTCTGATGCAAGCCAACTAAAAGCTCCAAGGTCAATGCTAACAGTCAATTCTTTAGTTACGGCAACTCCAACATCATCTTCTCCAACTAAATACACAATATCTAGCACAACAGCAAAAACATTAAGATCAGGCTACGACAACTTTGTTGTAAGCACAAGCATGTACTTTCCTCTAGCAAGAAACTCAGATGGAACAGTAAGCGGGAACCAGATATGTGTTGGAGGTATAGCATTTTGCCTTAATGAAGCACATACAACTGGGTACATTGTTCATGTTGAGCCACCCCAAAGTGCGGTTGCAAGAGATTTAAAAGAAAGATGTGTTAAGGTTATTAAAGTTGTAAATGGTGTTGCAACCGTATTGCAAGACACACAAACTGATGCAAATCAATTTCAAAGCATTCAGGGCGGGAAAATGTATAGCATTCAGGTAAAAGCAAATAAGTCTCTCTCTAGTACAAATGAGGCCTTTATGTCTATTAAATTAATGATAGATAATACAGAAATTATTGCTATTGATAAGTCTCCCCTCCCAATAACAAATAGAGCAGGCTTAGTTTCTGGATTAGGAACAGCCAGATATGACTATATGTACACGTCTCCAATATCAGATTCAGAATTTATAACTAAAGAATTGTACAACCCATATAAAAACTACCTAGGACAGAATTCATTTTTGGTAAAACAGTTTTCTAATTTTGTTATGTCTAAAGGCTCTGTAGTAGAAGACATAGGGTACATGGAAGAATTTGGTCCAGTGGCAAGAGAAATAATAAAGATATCTTCAAGAATAACATCTGGGGATAACACTCCAGCCATACCAAGATATCCAGTAATTACTTTAAATCCGTATGCTACTATAGTAGGGTCAAACATAGACTCGTTCAGCATGGAAGCATTTGTAATGAACAACTCAGGCACATATACAATGTTAAGCGACGGAGAAACAAAGTTTTTTAAAGTTATTGGAGACAGCATTGTTAAGTCAGACCCATATGAATATTTAGATCCTACCCTAACAGCAATAGACAAGGAAGAGCAATTTGCATTTGATTCAAATTGGATACAAAAAGAATCAGAGGCAAAAGCCCTATCAGACTGGATGAAAACTCAGTGGTCAAAACAGCAGAGTATCTTGGAAATGGAAATAGTTCCAAATCCACTTATTCAAATAGGAGATGTGGTTGAAGTATCATACCCAATTGCAAGTCTATATTCTTCAGAAGATACCTCAATCCCAGCGGGATTCACGGCTGGCAAATACGTAGTATTAGACATCAATCATGACTGGGTAAATGGCCCATCAACAAAGCTTTTGTGTAGGTCGATTTATGTCAATTGAAATGGTAGAATGTTAACATGGCAAAAAATAACCCTAAGTTAAAATTATTTGAAGATGATCCTCTTGTAAAGGTTCTTAAAAAAGAGCATGTGGACATCATTAATCCATTTACATATGATTTTGACGATACACCAGGCGGCAGCCTTCCAAACAGCAAGTTCACATTTTCACCAATAATAGGTGAAGATGATGAAGATGATGATAAAGAAAAAACAAAATTAGCGGCGCCAAACCTAGAAGATATAACTTTAGTAAAGTCAGAAATATATTATGATCAAAAGGGTGTACCGCAAGCAAGATTTATTTTTAATGTTAAAAACCATGTCGGCGATGGAGTAATTGGTGTTTATGGAAAGGGAGGATAAAATGCATATAACAGGAGAATACGTCTTTTATGAGAACGGCAAAGAGATATGCCGAAACTCCAACCTTTTAACTAAATTTGGTAAAAGATTTTTAACATCGTATCTAGCTGGAGCTGTGTCATTTAATAATAAAGACATAGCCATAGGAATTGGCAACGCTACAGCAACTGTAAACGATACTCAATTATCTTTTGAGTTCTATAGATCTGCAGTTAATTTAGGAAGCATTGATATTCAAACTAATGCTCAAACAGGAGTTTCAACATATGCAGTTGTTTATAAAACAACTATTCCAACAGACATAGTCGGAACAATTAATGAAGTTGGTTTATTTCCAACTGAAACTGAAGGCAATTCAGATTTTAGCAGTAGATTTATTTCTACTTTTGAAAACAATTTAAGCTGGCTAGACGACGCTGGTGCTCCAGCAACAACTGTATCTTCACCTTCTCCAAGAATAGGTAATACTTGGTTTAGTTTATCGGCAAACGCTAATAACAGCAAGCAATATAATTTGTCTACAAACTTCAATCTATTAGGATATAGTCAAAATGATAGCTTAACTCTTGCATTTAAGCAGCAAGATACTAACTTAGATTACGTATATGTTAGATTCTATAGCTCTTCTTCTGATTACTATGAAATAAGATACTCAGGAGACTCTTCTCTTTTAAATAAAATTATTCCTCTTCAGTTAAGCAGCCTCTACTCTTCTGGATTTAATTCAGGTACTCCAGACAAAGAGTCAATAATTAAAATATCAGTCGGCGCAAAAGCAAAATCAAGCGGAAGCACAACAGTGCTGCTTGATGGGTTAAGAATAAATGATGAAGATAGTTTTAATACATACTCTTCTATTATCAGCAGATCCGTACTAACAAATCCTATTGTTAAATCTTACGGAAGAGAGATTGATGTAGAATATAGAATAGGTCTTTCCTTCTAATGAGAGACCCAGGTTTAGATGGAGTAGATAGATCAAATTCTGCTGATTTACAAAAAGATGCATCAGGAATTGCTACTGCTAATGCACTTTCATCTAAAGACTCATATACTATAACAATAGAAAAACTTCCAGTAAAGCTTGCAGGTAAATATAATTTTGTTTTTCAGTATTATTATGTAAATCCAGATGAAACACAATCAACTCCAGTCCTTGGACCACCGTCTGCTACATATACAATAGAGCTAGAAATTCCGTGTATCGCTACAGCACCTACTAATGTTACAACCGCAGGTGGATTTTATTCTTATCAAGTTAAATGGGACATGCCAACATTTGCAAGTTATGCAGATACAATTGTTTATGAAAGCAATACAAATTCTTTTTCACCATCATCAAAAGTTGTTTACGTTGGAACATCTAACCAATGCAATATATTAACATCAGATCTGCTTCCTAAGTACGTTTATGTAGTGCACAGAGACATGTTTAGACAAAGTTGTATTGCAGGATTTGTTGCAGGACCAATTGTTATTAAAGATCCCATTACTGTAGATGCTAATCCACCAACAAATGATTTTACAGTAGGGACAGCAACTGTTCAAGATGACCCAGACGGATTGTTTACTTTTAATAAAAAGGTTTTATTTAACTGGACAGCTAACACAGACGAGTCAACCTACGGATATCAAATAAGATTTAGAAGAGTAGGTACAACTGATTATACCTACATGTCAGTTCCTGGACGTACAACAACGTCTACTTATTTATATGGAGTAAAGGCGGGGCAGACATATGAAATTGGTGTAAGCACATACGATCAATTTGGCAATACAAACGTCTCAGACTGGAAGAGCTATCCAAATATTGTAATACCAGCAAGCACATCGTTGGCGGCAGATGTTGCAATCACAGCGGGTGACATGAAAATGGGTTACGGCATCGGTGGAGACAATGCTAATAAAGGGCTTTACTTAGGTCCAGAAAATTACTGGTACATTCAAGGCAATACTACTGCTTCATCGGCAGCAAGACTTTCTGTTGGCGGAACAAATGACAAGTTGTTATGGGACGGAACAAATTTGTCAGTAACAGGTAACCTAACAGCAAGATCTGGATCTTTTACTGGAAACATATTGCTAGCTTCAACTAACGCATCTATATATAATGGAACAATCAACTCAGCTGGTAACCTAACTGGAAATGGATTTGCTTTAAATGCAACTGGTTTAAAGGTTGCAAATGGAACTAACTCAATAACACTAGATGCTGCAAATGGTCAGATAACTGCAAATGCTGGAAATATTGCAGGATGGCAATTAACAACAAACGGATTTAGCAATAATAATGCAAGACTAAATAGTTTAACGGGCTCACTTGAATTGGGTGGAGCAAACACAGATGACATTGTTCGTCTTGATGCAAATGATGCAAACTTTAGAATGTGGATCGGAAAAAATTCATCAGCAACAGCACCATTTAAAGTTAGCAAATCTGGAGTTCTCACAGCTTCTGGGGCCATGATAACTGGTAACTCTTCCTTTGCTGGAACTTTAACTGTTGGCACACAGCTTTCAGACGGAACAACAATTGATACTGTTAAGCAAAATGCATTGCAGGGAATTCAAGACGCTGGTGCCGCAGCTGGACAAGCGGCAATTGCAAAAGCCAGAGGTGACGAAGCTTACAATGAAGCAATAGCAGCGGGACAAAGTGCAACAGCGGCCTCACAGGCTGCGACGGCAGCAGCAAATGCAGCTGCATTAAAAATGGCAGCATCAGATATTAATACGGTTTTAGATTTAAATACGACGGTAATAAATGGAAGCAGAATAACAACTGGACAAATTGATGTTGCCAGATTAAATATTACTGGTGGCACAGCAGGATTTAATGGATTTGTTGTAGATGGAAATGGTATTCGGGCAACAAGCGGAGGAAACCAAACATTAAATATTTCTTCAAATGGAACTATTTCTTTAGGAGATACTACAAATGGATGGACAGTAGACAATCAATACATAACATCTAGAAGCTACTACACAACAGGATATACACCAGTAAAATTAGATGGATGGAATGGAACAATTGAAGGTGGAAGAATTACTGCTTCAAAGTTTGAAGCCAACACTATTACTGGTGGAACTATAACTGGAACTAAAATTCAGACAAGTACTTCTGGCAACAGAGTTGAATTAGTGGACGCAACAACAGATTCTTTAAGAGTTGTTTATGGTGGTACCGTTAGAGGACAGCTTTTAGCCGCAGCATCTTCAGGAATATTAATGCACTGGGGCGCAACAGCTAACGCAAATGCTACAACATATGGCCTTGTTTTACTTAATCAAAACGCTGCAACTATTGCGGCCGATAGCAATAACTATTTAACTGTTACAAGTACAAACACCACTCTGTCTGGAGCAATGGATTTTGTAAACGGAGCAAGTACTTTTAGCTCTGGTTACAATACATTTTTTCAAAAAACCACAACGGGAGCGGCCACCCCATCCACAACCACATCTGGAGCAAATGCGTGGCTAAACTCAACTACAGGACAATTAGCAAGATCTACATCTTCAAGAAGATATAAAACAAATATTCAAGATATAGAGTTTACAGACACTCAGCTTATGTTGTTAAGGCCAGTTAAGTTTCAGGGCATAGCTGACATGGAGTCTGGCGATGAAGCATATCGTGTAGGGTTAATTGCAGAAGAGGTAGCAGCAATTGAAGGCCTTGAAGATATAGTTGAATATAATAATGATGGGACCCCAGAAAACATTAATTATAATAGTCTTTCTCCAATACTAATAAGTGTATTAAAAAGAATATTAAATAGGCTTGACGCCGCTGGAATTTAATGGTATATTTAATCTCTAAAGAAAAGGAATTTTATGTCAAATAAAATAGAGCTAGTAGTAGGAGCACTACAGCAAAGAATTGGCGAACTTGTCTCAAACTATGAGACTAATATAGCCGTTCTTCGTGCAGAAATAACACAGCTTGCTGAAGAGATTGAAGTTTTAAAATCAAAGAAAGAACCTGAAAAGGAAACTAAGGAGTAGCAATGGCATTCAACAATCTAACACCAATATCAATCGGAGACGGGGATCCAGTAACAGCTGATGTCCTTAGAAAGATTGTTGAAAATATTAATATTATTGCTAAAGGTGAAACTGTAACTCCTGTAAAAATTGAAAGCACAACAATTAATGGCGGATCTATTACAGCTAAAGGTTTGGACACAACCGTTGGCTCAATTATAACTGGTAAGACTCTTAGTACAACAATGAAGTCTTTTTCTGTATCATTTGGAGATTTAACATTTACGGAAACTCCAATGATTAATGTCACAATTGAGTATGCTTCAGCAGCAGATTCAGCTTTGTACACCCCAATGATTATTACTGCAACTAATAAAGGATTTAAAATACTTTGCAAGGCTCCAAGTGGAACTAAGACAATTAATAATGCCAAGATACACTGGACAGCTTCTGGGACACTAGATCCAAAAGCTTAACCTATTGACAATCTAAACCTATATGTTACAATTACTGTAACATCAAAGTCACGTACCCGTGACTTTTTTACATATTAAGGTAGAAAATGAGCAACGATTTAAAGTGGATGCTATCATCCGATCAGCAATTCCCGTATCAAGATGATAAGATGATTGCCTTATGGTTTAAGGTCATGAAATGGTTTAAGCCAGATGTAGTTGATTACTTGGGAGATACTGATGACCAAGCATGTTATAGCAAATACAATGAAGGACTGTCTTCAGAATTTCTTGCCTTGCATAAGACAGATAGCAAAGATCTTATTGTTCCAATGATGCGTCATGAAGCAAAAGGGGCAAGAGATTTTTATGCAAAGACTAGAGATATGTTACCTGACGCTCAGCTTTTTTCTGCTTTAGGAAACCACGACATTAGAATTTTTAACTACATGGATGCTAAGCTTCCAGATTATTTAAAAGAAGTAACACCAGAAACTCTTTGGAATCTAGACTCTTTGGGTTATGAATATATCTACTATGACTCTTTACCTAAACGTCGATTTGGCGATGTGCACGTACATCACGGAATTTCTATATCAGCAACGGGATCAGTCAGAAAAGACATGGAGGACCTACAAGTATCTTTAATTAGAGGACACTCACACAGAATTGCTTCACATATGGTAACATATGAATTAAGAAATAATGGCGAAGGAGAGACCCTTCGTGGATATGAGATTGGTCACATGTGCGATGAAAAGGGGCCAGGCATGAAGTATACACAGCATCACGACTGGCAAAAAGGTTTTGCTATTGCACACATTGTAAATGATTATCCTCATATTCAAATGATTCATGTGTCCCCAGACTACTCTTGCGTAGTGGACGGAAAGGTATTTACTTTATAATGTGGTGCAGCAAATGCGGAGGCAGAGTTTTTGTAGATAGAGTTTTTTCTCAAAAGCTACATATAGAATTATTTTGTATTATGTGTGGTAAAAGAAATATGGTTAACAAAGAAATGAGTGCTTTTGGAAAATGGCTAGACGCAAAAGAAACGGCAACCTTAAAGAACTACGGTATTTCTTCTTAAACGATAAGGTACATAAAGTTTTAAGGGCATCCAGATCAAAGGATGAACTTGTTGCTTGGTGCTATCCAGATCATAAAAGAGTATTATATTCTTATTCTCAAGTATATAAACATTTAAATAAAGCCTATACGGTAAAACAAGTAGGATTACTTTTAAATAAACATAGTGTAACTATTCATGACTATATACTTGAAGGTAAGATTAAAACTCCTGCAAAGATATATCCAATTAGTGATCCAACAAATGAAAACTGGTCTAAATATTTATTTAGCGAAACGGACATTTTGGACACTCATCAATTTATATTAGATGTGGGTCATTCAAACAACATGCCGTCTCGTGCTGAATTATTAGGGCTTCTCAAACACAACATTATATTGTATACTAAGAGCTCAGAGGGTAAGTTTATCCCAGTATGGAAGGCGGAGTAATGGCAAGTAGCAGAATTGTAATTTGTCCAGATTGTAATAAAGAGCTTGAAGTTCGATCTGACTTTGCACACCTAACATTATCTAACCATATTAAGAAGGAGCACAGATGACAACGAGAGTTAAGGTAGACCTTTCTTTTACAAGGAACCTTGGAAACTATGAAAGCATTAAAATTGGCGTAGGGGTTGAAGATGATCTTCGTGACGGAGAAAATGTAGATACTGCTACAGAAAGAGTATATAAGTTTGTTGAAGATAAGCTTATTGAAAAGACTCGTGAGGTAGAAGAAGAGTTAAAGCGTGGCAAATGAAAAACAGCCTTATATTCTTATAAGCCTATATCTTTCTTTGTATAAAGAAAAATACAATAAGTCTTTAACTGTAAATAAGTTTAGAGAAAAGTGGGCTATGCAAGACGTTATTGATAGTGTAGGATATGACCGTGCAATCGAGTTATTAAAGTATTACTTTAAGACAGCTAAGTCGGGTCACCCACTAAACTTTTTTTACAATAACTTTGATAGAATTGACCAGCTAGAAAAAGAAATTAAAAAGGATAAGGCAGTCCGCAGTATTCTTTTAGAAGAGACTAAGAAGATGGTGGAAGGCGAAGAATGAATACAGAAGCAACGTTAATTTCTGCCGTATGTAAGAACAAAGATATCAGCACACTGCTTGCAGATAATGTTGATGAGCTATTTACTTCTCACAAAGATATTTGGGAAGGTTTAAAGTCATACTATTATAAATTTAAAGCTGTGCCAGAAGCTGGAATTTTACAAGAAAAGTTTAAAGACTTTGAACCAGTAGACGCCAAGGCTGAAACTGGGTACTACTTAGATCAACTTAAAAATGAATTTATATCTAATAAGTTAAAGAGCATTATTATTCGTGGAGGGTCAGCACTAAAAGAAGATGCGGCATCTAGAGTACTTGCACAAATGCAAAGTGATTTGGCAAGCTTAAGTCGTTTTACAAATAATGTTAGAGACTTAGATATTATTGATGTTGAAAATGCAGCACGACATTACGAAGCGGTTAAAGAGCGTTCATCTGTAATGGGTGGAGCCCCAGGAATCCTAACTGGATTTAGTGCTATTGATAAAGCATATCCAACTGGAATGGCTCCAGGCCACCTCATTGTGGCTATTGGTTGGCCAGGACGTGGTAAGACCTGGTTTACCTCGTACCTTGCTTGTAAGGCTTGGGAACAAGGCTTTAAGCCTATGATTGTTTCGCTTGAAATGTCTCCAGAGAATATGCGTGACCGTATATTTACAATGCTGGGATCTGGAATATTTAAGGCAAGCGATTTATCAAAGGGTGATATTAATATTGATGATTTTCGTAACTGGGGAAATAAGAAGTTTGAGGGCAAGAATAGTTTTGTATTGATTTCCAATGAGGGTGCGTCAGAAGTTACTCCTGCAACTATCCAAGGCAAGATTGATCAGCATAAACCAGATCTAGTTATCTTAGACTACCACCAGCTTTTTAATGACAACAAGCGTTCAAATTCTGAAGTAGAAAGAAATAGAAATGTTTCTCGTGAATTTAAAATGCTTGCAGTATCAAACAATATCCCAATTATTGATATTACTGCAGCAACAGCTGATGATGTTTCAGATCAAGACAATCCACCTATGATGAGCCAAGTTGCTTGGTCCAAAGCAATTGAGTACGATGCAGATATGGCAATGGCTGTTCATAGATACCCTCAAACTAATATGATTGAGATTGTGTCTAGAAAAAATAGACACGGTCATGACTTTAACTTCTACCTGGACTGGGATATCAATCGTGGTATCGTCAAAGAGATTTACGAAAACCCATTCCAGAATGACGCACAAAAGAATTAAAAGATTTCAAATTGATGTAGAGTTTCATGATAACATTCAGCTTATAAGTCTTAAGCCGCAATACGAAAATCTACTTACTCATGATATGAGGTCAAAAGGATATGCTAGAGTCCTTGACATAGACACAGCATTTTCGGTACAATTTACAGGCGAAACATGGAAGTTCTTAATGACGCTCCATGGTGTATACGTAGGAAAGAAGCAGGCATGGCTATCAGAGGGTATAACGCAAGGAAAATTGATTCCACGCAATATGCGCCCAACCATATCAAGTCAATAGTAAAAGCTTTAGGGCTAGATGTTGTTGCGGAACCAGGCAATGAGGTTATGTTTTACTGCCCATTTCATTCTAATAGGCACACAGCAAGTTGCTGCATAAATAAATCGTCTGGTGCTTGGCTATGCTTTAACCCATCTTGTGGAGAATCTGGAACATTAACTGAATTAGTTAGAAGAGTTTTGCACAAAAATGATTTTGAGGCTATTAGATTTATTGCCGCACAAGAACAAGAGGCTTTAAATAATTTTGATGAAGTCATGGCAAGTATGTTTGAAGATAAACCAGATTTTGAAGAGTTTTCGCAAGAAACCCTAGATAAGCTTTACGGAGAAATTCTAAAAAATAAAAATGCACAGGACTACTTGTTGTCTCGTGGCATAAATAAGTCTTCTATTGATCACTTTAGATTGGGTTATTCTTCTAATATGAATATGGTAATTACTCCAGTTCATAGCCCAGACGGAACCCCAATCGGATTAGTAGGACGATCAATCGAAGGCAAGTCTTTTAAGAATAGCACCAATTTACCAAAGAGCAAAACTTTGTTTAACATACATCGTGCTAAAAAAATTGGAGAAAATGTTATTGTTGTTGAATCAAACTTTGATGCAATTAGAATACATCAGGCAGGGTTTCCAAATGTTGTTGCAACACTAGGCGGAATACTGTCTACAGAGCAGCATAAATTATTAAATAGGTATTTTAATAAAATAACTATAATGACAGACGCAGATTTGGCAGGCAGAGAGCTGGGCTTGAGCATAGCCAATAGATTAAAGAATAAGGATGTCTTGTGGTCTTCCCACGAATATGGTAAGATATATCCACATGATGCAAAAGATGCTGGCGATATGACAGATGATGAAATTAAAACTTGTATTAAAAATGCAGTTTCTGACATAGAGTACAGATCTTGGAACCCATAATAAAATAAACTAAAGATGGATATACACCATCCAATATATGAAATGAGGAAAGATGGGCATAGTAAAAGGGTTGAAAGACCTTAATAAAGTAATGGACAAGCCACAGTCTTCTGGTGGAGACGGAACAAAGGCTCGTTGGGTTAAGCTGGAAGATGCGGAAAGCGTAAAGGTTCGTTTCTTACAAGAACTTGATCCAGACTCACCTACTTATAATGAAAAGCTAGGTCTTGGATTTATTGCAGTAGAACACACAAACCCAAAAGACTATCGCCGTAAGGCTTTATGCACAATGGATGATCAAGGAAAGTGCTACGGCTGTGAGCAACACCGCAAGGACTACAAGGCTGGATGGAAGGGTCGTTCACGACTTTACATTAATGTTCTTATTGATGACGGCAAAGAAGATCCGTATGTCGGAATTTTGTCACAAGGTTCAAGTGGAAAAACAATCACACCAACACTAATTGAATACGCTGGTGAAATGGGAAGCATTACAAATCTCATGTGGCGAATCAAGCGTACAGGTACAAAAACAGATACTAGTTACACAATTATCCCACTAGCAAAGGATGAAACTCCTTTTGATGGTACATCGCTTGAGCTTTATAAGCTTGAGGAAACAGCAGTCCGTGACCTTCCATATACAGAGCAAGAGTCATTCTTCTCTGGAGAAGGCAACAATGAAGAGTCTTCATCTTCAAGTAGCGTAGACTGGTAATATAAATATGAGTGGGGCCAGTCTATTGACTGGCCCTGCCTTATTTAGTAGAATACATAATATGATTTCATACGAGATACCAGACCCGTTTACTGCATTTAGAATTGAAAAATATAGTAAACAAAAAAGCGGATACCGCTATGATTTTTTCTCTGGTGAATGGGATATGAACTGTGCAGCTTGTAATGAATTATTAACAGCACCAAACAAGAAAACAATGACTAAGATTAGACTTTATCACACTAGAAACGAATGTTTAGGCGGATACTAATGAGTTTTACACATTTACACGTTCACTCATATTACTCATTAATGGATGGGCTAAATTCACCATTAGAGCTTGTGCAGGCTGCTAAAGCGGCAGGGCAGACAGCAATTGCAATTACAGACCATGGGACACTTTCATCTCATAGAGAAATGCAAATTGCTTGCAAGCAAGAAGGTATTCGGCCAATTTTAGGAGTAGAAGCCTATATCTCACCTACAGATAGATTTGATAAATCATCTAAAACAGATAAGTCCATTCAGGCATACAATCACATAATCTTGTTGGCAAAAAACAAAAAAGGCTTAGAGAATATTAATATCCTTCAGGAGATTGCTTGGAATGAAGGTTTCTACCATAAGCCTAGAATTGATAGGGAGGTCCTCAATGAATACTCGGAAGGCATTATTGTATTGTCTGGATGTCTTAATGGTCTTATTTCTAAGTCTATCGAAAAAGGCGAATTCTCTGAAGCTAAGATTGTTCTCAAAGATTTTAAAAAGACTTTCGGTGAAGATTTTTATGTTGAGGTTCAGTCTCACAATCCAGAAGAAATAAATTCTAAATTGTTAGAGCTTGCTGACGAACTTAAAATTAAGGCGGTGGCAACAGGAGATGCTCACTTTGCTAAAGAAGAAGATCGTGTACTAGAAGAGGCTATGCTTATTTTATCAACATCCCCTAAGATGGATAAGGATGCCGACTTTGAAATGTCTAGACAGATTAAAGATGTTAATGAAAGATTAAATTACCTGTATCCAGACCGTAGAATATCTTTTCAGGACTATAATTTGTTTATTCAATCAAGGTCTGAGATTGAGGCTGATTTTAATAAGGCTGGCATTAATCGTACAGATATATATGAAAACACCATGGAAATTGCTGGCAAAATTGGAGAATACGATTTTAACAGTGGTTTAGACTTGCTCCCAGTACCCAAGACGGATGCCGACGATAAACTGGCTCAAATGGCCTCTGAAGGCCTTAAAAGACTAGGTCTCGCAGAGTCTCAAGTGTATGTTGATAGGCTTGAAGAAGAGTTATCTGTAATTAAAGATAAGTCATTTGCTTCTTACTTTTTAGTAGTTGCAGATATGATTAATTGGGCAAAAGAAAATGATATTAAGGTTGGTCCAGGTCGTGGATCTGCTGCAGGCTCACTTGTTTGCTACGCACTTGGAATTACAGACGTAGACCCAATTAAATATGATCTATTGTTCTTCCGTTTTATTAACCCAGAGCGTAATGATTTTCCTGATATTGATACTGATTTTGAAGACCGCCGTCGTAAAGAAGTTAAAGACTATTTAAAGAAAAAGTTTAAGCACGTTGCATCTATTTCTACATACACTTATTTTAAAGATAAGGGTGTAATTAGAGATGCTGCTCGTGTATTTATGGTGCCACTATCTGATGTTAACCGTGCAATGAAGTCTATTGATACCTTTGAAGATTTTATTGAATCACCCAACACAAAAGAATTTAGAACTAAATACCCAGAAGTAGTTTGGCTCGCAGACAGATTGCGTGGGAGAATTAGATCTGTTGGCGTACACGCAGCAGGAGTTGTTGTTGCAAAAGATGATATTAGAAAGTATGCTCCAGTTGAATCTAGAGCAGATGCAAGTGATTTAGTTTCTGGAAGAATTCCTGTCGTGGCATACGATATGGATACTGTTGCAGATATAGGTCTTATTAAGCTAGACGCCCTAGGTCTTAAAACTTTATCTGTGATCTCAGATACATTATCTTCAATTAAAAAGAGATCAGGTAAAGATATTAATCTTTCTGAGTTGCCACTAGACGATGCAAACGTATATAAAATATTAAGCGAAGGATATACAAAGGGAGTGTTTCAGGCAGAAGCAACTCCTTATACAAACTTGCTTATAAAAATGGGTGTAGACAAGTTTGAAGATCTTGCCGCTTCAAATGCGCTAGTTCGTCCAGGAGCAATGAATACTGTAGGTGCTTCTTATATTAAACGCAAGCATGGTGATGAAGCAGTACAGTTTATTCATCCAATCATGAAACCGTTTACAGAAAACACATATGGAGTTATTATTTATCAAGAGCAGGTCATGCAAGCGTGTGTGCACCTAGGAGGAATGACCTGGTCAGAAGCTGACAAGGTTCGTAAAATTATTGGAAAGAAAAAAGATGCAAAAGAATTCGACCAGTTCAAGGATCGCTTTATTGATGGCGCTTCAAAACACATTTCTAAGAAGCAAGCCGAAACGTTATGGCATACTTTCGAGGCTCATGCTGGGTATTCTTTTAACCGTTCCCATGCTGTTGCTTACTCTATGCTCTCTTACTATACTGCTTGGCTCAAGACTTATTATCCTTTGGAATTTATGTTCTCAATTCTTAAAAACGAAAATGACAAAGACGCCAGAACGGAATATCTAATTGAGGCAAAAAGATTAAAGTTGAGCATAAAACTTCCACACATTAACGAATCAGATGTTTTCTTTTCTTTAAAAGGAGACTCAATTCGATTTGGCCTCGGAGAAGTAAAGTTTATTTCAGACAGTATTGCAAATAAAATTATTGATCAAAGACCATTTAATTCTTATTCAGAGTTTATCGAAAAGGCTTCTAAGAAGGGAAGCGGAATTAATAGTCGTGCCATCTCTGCATTGAATGCAATTGGCGGTGCGGCATTTGAAGATAACCCAAGAAATGGGAATGAGAAGGACAACTATTACGAGTACTTAGGTATACCAACATTTAACTTAGAAGGAATACCTCCAAGAATTAAATCGCAAGCTAGACCAATTGAAGAATTTGAAGACCTAGGTTCATTTGTAATGTTTGGAATGGTTAAGTCAATTAAACGTGGCAATGGTTGGGCACGTATTGAGCTGGTAGATGAAACTGGATCTATTGGCTTATTCCACACGGAGCAGACACAAATAGAAACTGGACAGATGTATTTTATTCTTGTGGGTGATAATAGAATTGCTCGTTATGTAAAGGTAAGCGATATTGATCCTTCAGGCTCTAATTCATTTGTAGATTATCTGTACAAAAAGGGGTATGACCTTGACGAAGACGAGTATGTTGTAGTAGACTTTACTCCGTATGTAACAAAGGCTGGGAAAACAATGAGCCATATAATTCTTTCAAATTCAGAAAAAGAATTGACTAGAGTAATTGCTTTCCCAACAATGTATAAAATGTCCCTTGCTAAAATGCGAGAAGGAATGAAGTGTAAGGTTGTCCTATCTACTTTAGATGATGGAACTTTAATGGTAAAGGAAATAAAATGACAGAAGAATATGATGTAAATGAAGTACAAGCTTCGCTAACGGCAAGCAAGGTTTTAGTTGCTATCCTGGAAACACTAGGTAGCGTAAGGGTTGAAACAAAGACTCTGGTTGAGGCAGACAACAAAGACAAGCAGCTCGTTGTAGACTACGACGAAACTGGACCAGCGTTTATCTTTAGACTTCCATCTGATAGCGAATTTGAATTTAACGGCATGCTAGCAGAAGGCGAAATTAAAGAAGCGGAACTAATTAATGACTTCGAATAGTATAGTAACAGAATACGGACTAGATGCTCTTTCTGCAGTACTACATGAAACTGCAATTGAAAAAGGTTTCTGGGACGGAACTATTAGCTATGATAAGGTCGGTAATAAATTAGCATTGGTTCATTCTGAAGTAACAGAAGTGCTTGAAGCAATTAGAAAAAATAAAGGGTCAGAAGAAGTTGTTGAAGAAATGGCAGATGTAATTATTAGATTACTAGACATTTACGCAGCAATGAGAAATTCAGGAGATTTAATCCATAGCCTAGATGAAGTTCTAGATAAAAAAATTAATATAAATAAAGAAAGACCAAGGCTTCACGGCAATTTATTTTAATGCTATACTAAGGGAAAGAAAAGGTTTACATGAGTATATTAATAGATGATGTATTAGCAAAATTAGATCCAAAAACAAGAGCACGAGTTCAATCAGCACAGGACGTTCAAGTTGAAAAACAACTTACACCAAGTATTGGATTAAACTTTGCTCTCCGTGGCGGTCTAGGATACGGCAGACAAGTCCTTGTGTGGGGCAACAAATCTGCTGGTAAGTCTTCGTTCTGTTTGCAAATGATTGCAATGGCGCAAAAAGAAGGAAAGACTTGTGCATGGATTGATGCCGAAGCGTCATACGACCAGTCTTGGGCTGAAAGTTTAGGAGTAGATTCATCTTCCCTTATCTATTCTCCAGCAAAAACAGTAAACGACATGGTTGATGTTGCAACAAAGCTAATGGATGCTGGGGTTGACATGATAGTTGTTGACTCAATTTCTGCATTGTTGCCAGCAATTTATTTTGAAAAAGATGGAAATGAAATGAAAGATTTGCAGGATACAAAGCAAATCGGCGCTGAAGCAAAGGATATGACCCACGCAGTCAAAATGTTAAATTATGCAAACAAAAACACACTACTTGTTCTCATCTCACAACAACGAAATCAATTTGGATCTATGCATGCTAGTCACATCCCAACAGGTGGCATGGCAGTCAAGTTCTTTTCTTCCACTGTCATTAAACTCTGGTCGTCTGAAGCTGAGGCGAATGCTATTAAAGCTGGGATTAAAGTTGGCGACAAGATCATTGAACAAAGAGTTGGAAGGCCAGTTAACTGGATTATTGATTACAACAAACTCGGTCCCCCAAATCTATCAGGACAGTATGACTTTTACTACCAAGGGGAAACTCTTGGTGTAGACCGTGTCGGTGAAACTCTTGATGTTGCAGAAATGTGCGGGATTGTAGAAAAAGGTGGAGCATGGTATACAGTAAATGGAGAACGTTTTCAAGGACGTGCAAAGGCTGTAGCATATTTAAAGGAAAATCCAGATGTTGTAAACAGCTTGGAAGAAGAGATAAATGCCAAATCTTAATGAGTTTTTTAATAAAAAGATTGAGCAAAAAGAGTATGAATTAGAAAGGCTTCCAGGTCTTAGAGCATGTAATACATGCGACGAGGATGTTAATGGAGCAAGTTGGGACCCTATAGAGTTGGTTATGTCTTGGAGATGTTCCAAAGGGCATGAAACAGTTTTTAAGGTTCAGTAGTGTCAGAAAGAGCAGAAGTAAAAAGAGATGGCGCTAAGGCTCAAAAAAATAGTGGTCGTGGTGATTATCAAAAAGGTGATGCAAAGTGGAATCAGTTCCTTGTGGACTATAAAGAAGCGAAAGCATCATTTAATTTAAATAAAGATGTATGGGCTAAAATCTGTACAGATACTTTTAAGGTAAGTCGAGATATGCATCCCGCTCTTAAAATAATAATCGGTGAGGATTCCAAGGTTCGACTTGGAATCATTGAGTGGTCGATCTTAGAAGATCTGATCGCATTCTGGGAGGAAAATAAAAATGGCTAATCCAACAATTACAATCGTTGGTCGAGTAGGGCAGGATCCAGTTAAGCTAAACGGTGGCGGAGTAAGACTACGCATTGTTTCAAATGATCGTGTTAAAAATGACGCAACAAACCAGTGGGATGACAAAGATACATCTTGGTGGACAGTTAAGGCGTGGAAAAGTTTAGCAGAGCAAAGCATTGCTACACTTAAAAAGGGTCAAGAAGTGGTTATTGTAGGAAAGATTTATGAAGAGACATGGAAAGACAAAGAAGGTAATAGTCGGACATCTTATGATGTAAACGCAGACACAATTGCAGTGACAACCTGGTCTTTGTCAAAAAACGAATCAAGTTCATTTAAGCAATCTCTTAAATCAGATTCTTGGTCGGCCCCCTCTAAGTGGGATATTACAGAGGCAGAGGTTCCATTCTAATGACAACCTTCCTGTTTGGGTTGTTGTTAGGTTTTGCAATCGGATATCCATTCGGATTGTTTATAGATAAGGTAGATAAATGGCAGAAGAAAAAAACACACTAGAACTAATTAGCAATATTACTGAGTTTAATGACCTACATGAGTTTATGAAAGATGAACATCTAGACAAGGCATTAGCAATTGTAGTAAAGCTATTAATGAATCCAGATGTTCCATCTGCTAAAGCACCCATGCTAATTATGGAGCTTCAAGCAATGTCTACTAAGTTTGCCGTAATGTCTTCTGTGTATTCAACTATTGCTAAAGATAAAGCGGGAACTGTAAATAATAATAAAAAGAATGTTTACTATTCAGTAAAAGAGTCCATAGACAAACTTGTAGATGCACTTAAGTATGTCGTTAGATATAACTCATGATTCAAAAAAGAATTATGCTGGTGTTTATTTTTATTGGTTCAGCAATAGGATTGTTTGTTTTAAATTCTAATCAACCAAAGTGCATTAACCTATACGTAGACTACGGAAATAATTCTACAGTAGAAAAGAAATGCGTCAGTGCCAGTGGTAAAGTTAATTCTTTAGATCTATTAAAGACACATGGGTATAATATAGAGGGAACAGTAAAGTATGGAAATGCTGTTGTCTGCAGAGTAAATAATTTTCCCAACAACAGTGTTGAAAAATGCCAAGACATGCCACCAGAAAATGCATATTGGGCCGTGTTAGTAAAAAAGAATCAGGCCTTGCCATTTCCAAGAAATGAATGGGGCTGGGCACAAAAGGGAATTAATGAAACTTTTGTCGAACCAGGAGACCACCTTGGCCTAGTATTTTCTACTAAAGGAGAAGTAAGATGGCCGTAGAATTATTAGAAGAAAAGGTTAAGAATAAATCTTTTCCAATATTAATTATTGCTCAGCTTTTTATAACAGTTTTTGCTTTATCTGTAGTTAATGAAATTGCAGTAGATGTTTGGCGTTCTTTAAGGGGTCACTGATGGTAATACTAAGTAAAATTTATACTAAAACTGGCGATGATGGGCAAACCTCTAACGCTAATAACGAAAGGGTGTCTAAGACTAGCCCTATAATGGAAGCGATAGGTGCTGTAGATGAGGCCAACTCTGCTATTGGAATGGCAACCGATGAGTATAATGATATTATTGAAAGAGTTCAGAGCGACTTATTTGATCTTGGCGCAGAGCTTGCAGGTGCTTCAACAATAACAATATCTGAAAACAGAGTAACATATTTAGAAAATGTAATTGATGACTATAATGAATATCTAGAACCTTTAAGATCTTTTGTTTTACCAACAGGACCACTGCACAATGCAAGGACTGTTGTAAGAAGGGCAGAGCGTGAAGTTTGGAAGATAGAAAATGTAAATCCAAACATTGCTAAGTATTTAAATCGTCTATCAGACTTATTGTTTGTTATGGCTAGATATCACAATAAAGGAAAAGAAAAAATGTGGGTGCCAAACAATGGCTAGAGATATTGTAAAGAACCTCAAGTTTAAAAAGCACACTGGTAAGTTCTTTGATCCAGAACTATTTGCTCAACTACTTGATGAGTCTTATAGAAATACAAAACGTGCAGATGGTGAGATGACAAAGAAGTCATTTAGCCCAAGCTCACTTGGGTATGGACACGGAAATTGTCCAAGGTACTGGTACATGGCATTTAGTGGTGCAATGTTTATTGACGATAACGATGCTGTTGCCGTTGCAAACATGGCTCAGGGAACACAAGCTCATGAAAGACTTCAAAAACTTATTTCTACAATGCCTCAGTTTAAATCTGAAGAAGAAGAAATTATTAACGAGTATCCTCCAATTAGAGGCTTTATAGATTTAATTATGGAATATGATGGTGAAACTGTAATTGGTGAAATCAAGACGGCCAAACAAGAGGTTTGGGATACCAGACAATCTGAGATGAAGCCTACTGCAAATCATATGCTACAGCTTCTTACGTACATGAAACTAAAGAATGCTAAAGAAGGATTTTTCTTGTACGAAAACAAAAATACACAAGAGATACTAGTAATTCCTATTAGCATGAATGAACGCAATAAAGAAATTATTGAGAGCACATTTAGATGGCTAGAGTCTGTCTGGGATAATTTTCAAAATGGAGACCTCCCTAGAAGACCAGAAGGTGCGACTAAGTCAAAGATGCCTTGTACATACTGCCCAATTAAGAAAGAGTGTTATACAAAAGGCGGACCAGAAGGAACAGTAGACTTAGATTTATTTGTGGTGCCTAAAGTATGATTTGTGCTAATAAGGAGTGTGCTAAAGATTTTGAGCCAAAGACTCATAATCAAAAGTATTGCACAGATGAATGCTGCAGAGTTGCAACAAATCGCAGAATCATGGAAAAATACTATGAAAAGAAAGCTATCAGAAACGGTGCTGTTCGTCCATGCAAGAGATGTAAGATACAATTAAGTAGATATAATAAAACAGAATACTGTGCTACATGTGAAAAGAATATAGACTTAACTACAAAAGGCAAAGTAAAAAGGATGCTAAATGACATTGGCTGATCTTGTAAAAACAAAAGCAAACAGGGTGTTGGGCATAGATGCCTCAACAAACTCTATTGCTTTCTGCTTGATGGAAGACGATAAGCCATTAAAGTGGGGCAAGATTGAGCTTAATGGTCTCGATATATATGAAAAGATCCATGACGCAAAGAATAAAATGCATTCCATGCTTGAAGAGTTAAAGTCAGATTACATTGTTGTTGAGGGTGCAGTGTTTGTTAAATCAGCAGATGCAGTAATTAAACTATCTTATGTTTACGGGGTGGTAATTGCAGAGCTTATGTCAACAGGGGCTAAAGTTATAACTATTTCCCCCTCATCTTGGCAAGCCTACATAGGAAATAAGAATCCCACTAAAGAAGAAAAACAAGCCATTAGGGTAGAGAACCCAGGTTACGCTGACTCATGGTATCAAAACAAATTAAGAAACATGAGAAAGCAGAGAACTGCTGACTATTTTAATAGGAAGTATAATTTAAATGTGGTGGATTTTGACGTTGCAGATAGCTTTGGCATTGCACATTATGCTAACAAGGTGCTAACAGAGCGATGAAATTATATCAAAATAAAGACTGGCTATTCAGAAGATATTCTGTTCAAAAGAAAACGGTTACTGAAATTGCTGAAGAGTGTAAGGTTTCTGCTATGACTATACAGAGATATTTAGAAAAGTTTGGATTGATTAAAAAAAGATGAGCAAAGACGTGTGGCTAAACGCCAATCAGGAAACAGCTGGAGACCTTATACTTACTGGGTATCATGGGCCTTTAAGAGATATGCCTGTGTACGATGAAGTAAGATCCTTATTTGGACACGGATCAACAGCATTAGATTTTGGATGTGGGGTGGGAAGAAACTCCGTAGCCTTATCAGATACATACGATAAAGTTATTTCTTTTGACTTGCCAAGCATGATAGGTTTAGTACCAGAAGATAACAAGTTAAGTAATATAACATACACTACTGATTGGGAATATGTAAAGTCTTTTAAATTTGACACAGTTTTAGCAAGCCTTGTATTTCAACATATAGAGGACTCAGAGCTGAATTCATATTTAGCCGATTTGTCTCAAATAGCGGACAGGTTGGTGCTGCACAGCAGAACTTGGATTGACCATTCTGCGTCGCAGGTATTGCCAATTGTTGAAAAATATTTTACAATAGACACCATAGAGTATTCTAGAGATCCCAATAACCCTATTGACGATCACTTTATTGCAACATTAAAAAAGGGGCGGAATAATGCTAAAGCCAGTATATGAAGATGTTAACAATTTTAATTGTAGTGATCTGTATTTAAAATCAGTAGGCGCTCCAGCTGGCAATAAAATATGGTCAGCATGCCATGAAATTGCACACATGCTAATTGAGAAAAATATCTCATACGGTAACTCAGCCCTTGAACCTGCAAGAATATTTTCAACGGCGGACTCAACAGAACAATTAAAGGTTCGTATTGATGATAAATTAAATAGAGTAAAGAATAATCAGGGCTTTGCTGGAGATAACGATATTGATGATTTAATTGGATATTTAGTATTATTAAAGATTGCAAACGCTAATTCTAATTGACATTTTAGTCAACTGAAAGTACAATAGGTTAATGAGCGAAATAGAGCCAGCCCAGCATTTTGATAGAATGAATAGAGTTGTAGAAGAACTCTTAAAGGGCAACACGCCTACACAAATAGCCACAATTACTGGATTTCAAAGAAAAGAAGTTTTGGAATTCATTGATGAGTGGAAGACTGTTGTGCATAGCGACAGTGGTATACGAGATAGGGCCAGAGAAGCAATATCTGGAGCGGATCAGCATTATGCAATGCTGATTAAAGAAGCTTGGAAAACAGTAGAAGATGCAGATCAAGCAGGCCAGTTAGCTGTAAAGTCTGGTGCATTAAAACTAATTGCTGATATAGAAACAAAAAGAATAGCAATGCTACAGTCAGTTGGCGTACTTGAAAATAATGAAATTGCTTCTCAGATTGTTGAAACAGAACGTAAGCAAGAAGTTCTTGTAAAGATATTAAAAGAGGTTTCTTCAACTTGCCCAAAATGCAAGATGGATGTTGCAAAAAGATTATCTCAAATTACTGGCATAATTGAATCAGTACCAGTAGAGGAAGCAGATGTCGTTTGAGTTTGATGACCTCATTGACATGCTTGATGGGGAAGAGTTTGACGAAAAGCCAGTCGACTTAAGAACATTTGTTAACCACCCAGATTATCTTGGCCTGCCACCACTCTCAGAATATCAGTATACATTAATTGAAAAAAGTTCTCAAATTTATAAAGAAGCAACTTTAGTAAAATTGTTTGGTGAAGAAGAAGGAAAGATTCGATTTAAGCAAACTGCAAACGAAGTAGTTGCTCAACTCGGCAAGGGATCAGGAAAAGATTACTGCTCAACAATTGCAGTTGCCTATATAGTTTATTTACTATTGTGCTTAAAAGATCCAGCTACGTATTATGGTAAACCACCAGGGGACAGCATTGATATTATTAATATTGCTATTAACTCTCAGCAAGCAAGCAACGTTTTCTTTAAAGGATTTAAAACACGCATTGATAAGTCGCCATGGTTTGCTGGAAAGTATAGCGATAAAGCAGCAGAAATTAAATTTGATAAAGCAATTACAGTTCACTCAGGCCACTCAGAAAGAGAAGCTTGGGAAGGATATAACGTTATTGTAGTTATCCTAGATGAGATTTCAGGATTTGCTATTGAAAATACAACGGGGCATGATCAGGCAAAAACAGGTGGCGCAATCTATGACATGTATAGAGCATCAGTTGATTCACGTTTCCCAGACTTTGGAAAAGTAATTTTGCTTTCTTTTCCACGCTACAAGAACGATTATATACAACAAAGATACGATGCTGTGGTGGCACAAAAAGAAACTATTATTAGAGAGCATAAGTTTAAGATGGACAACGATCTTCCAGACGGAACAGAAGGCAATGAGTTTGAAGTTCAATGGGAAGAAGACCATATACTTTCGTACAAGATTCCTAAAGTATATGCACTTAAGCGTCCAACATGGGAAATTAATCCAGTAAGAACTATTGATGATTTTAAAGTTGCATTTTTTACTAACCCAACGGACGCCTTGTCTAGATTTGCATGCATGCCACCAGAGGCCGTAGATGCATTTTTTAAATCAAGAGAAAAAGTTGAAAAAGCTTTTAACAAAGGTCACCTTGCCGTAGACACATTTGGAAGACTAGAAGAATGGTTTATTCCTGATCCAGATAAAAAATATTTTTTACATGTTGACTTAGCCCAGAAGCATGACCATTGTGCAGTTGCAATGGCACATGTTAATAAATGGGTTAATGTTAAAGTTACTGACACATATTCTCAACCAGCCCCAATTGTTGAGATAGATGCAGTCAGGTATTGGACACCGACTTCTGATAAATCTGTTGATTTTACAGAGGTTAAAGATTATATTTTATCACTTAGAACAAGGGGATTTAATATAAGCGTATGTACTTTTGACAGATGGAATTCTCATGACATGATGCAACAACTAAAACAATATGGCATCAATACAGAAATTCTATCTGTCGCCAAAAAACATTACGACGACATGGCTATGGTTGTCTTAGAGGAAAGATTAACTGGCCCTCATATTCAATTATTAATTGATGAACTGCTTCAATTAAGAATTATGCGAGACAAGGTTGACCACCCCAGAAAAGGATCAAAGGACTTGGCGGATGCTGTATGCGGATCTATTTATAATGCTATAAGTAGAACTAGATTTGATTCTAATCAAGAAGTAAATATTCATACTTATGAATCAATGAGTTATGATAATGATTTTGGCAAAGAGCCAGATGGAGAAACAAGCTCTTTTAATATGATTAAGGCTCCAAGAATACCAGAAAACTTAAAAGATGCAATGGACAGGATGATGATAATATGAGTACTTATCAAGAAAAAGCAAAAGAGTGTAAATGTTGCGGTAAGCATGTTCCACTACCAACAGTACTAAAAGAATATAATGGAATAGTTTTATGTCCAACAACATTTTCTAATGTAGTTGAATATAAAAGAATTTGGATAGCATCTGGTAAAAGACCAATGGGCAATATCCGTAAACATTTTTCAGAATATGTTCAGCAGATAGTTGAAGAAACTATTGACAAAAATCAAGACGGCACGTTATAATAGACTTCTAAGCAACAATAGCTTAGTTGGTTAAAGCCCCGAACTCATAATTCGGTAATCGTAGGTTCAAGTCCTACTTGTTGCACGAAAGGTAGATATGAATAGCGAAGATAAAATGGAATATTATCTTTCAATAGGCGCAATAGAATTGTCTGGCATGGATGAAGACGGCGAGTTAATATTTAATATAACTGAAAAAGCAAAAATACTTGCACCAGAACTTTGGCAGGCACACGAAGAGCATGTAAACGAATCACTGGTTTCTTTATATAATAAAGGATTAATTAATGTAACTTATAATGAAGATCTTGAAGCAATAATTGAAATGTCCGATGAAGGAAAAAAGGTAGCAAAGGAAATGGGTTTAGTTGAAATGGATATGGATATAGATATTCCAAATGATTAGACAAATGCCTTCGTAGCTCAGAGGACAGAGCATTCGGTTTCTACCCGACTGGCCGCAGGTTCGACTCCTGCCGAAGGCACGAAAGTCCTTATAGCCCAGCGGTAGAGGCGGTAGACTTAAAATCTATACAGCGTTGGTTCGAATCCAACTAGGGACACGTAACATGCGGATGTTGCATATTGGTAGTGCCTCTGCCTTCCAAGCAGAAGGGGTGAGTTCGATTCTCATCATCCGCTCTCTTTCTCACTCGTCCAACGGCAGGACATCGCCCTTTGGAGGCGAGAATCGTGGTTCGAATCCATGGTGAGAAGCTAAAAAAATGATATACTAATCATAAGCAGTACAAAAAATAAGGAGAAAAAAATGAGCGTTTTAAAAAAGATTAAAGATTTTTTTGGAGTTAAAGAAGATATTTATAGCGTAAAGATAGATGAAATTTTAGCACCAGTAAAGAAAGCACCAGCAAAGAAGGTTGCCAAGAAGGCTCCCGCAAAGAAGGTAACTAAGAAAGCACCAGCCAAGAAAGTTGCTAAAAAAGCGCCAACTAAGAAGGCTAAGTAATGTTTGAGTACTACGTTAAAAAAGTTACAAAGGTTGTAGACGGAGATACTATTGATGTAGATATTGATCTTGGATTTGATATCTCATTTAGCTCACGAGTTAGATTAGCGGGAATAGATACTCCTGAAAGCCGTACCTCAGATAAAATGGAAAAAGCACTCGGCCTTGAATCTAAAGAATATTTAAAGAAAGCAATTGATGCATCTAAGACTGTTGTTATTAAAACAGAAAAAATGGACTCATCAGAAAAATACGGGCGCATCCTTGGATGGCTATTTCTAGACGGATCTAAAGTATCAGTCAATGAACAAATGATTGCCGATGGATATGCATGGGGATACCTGGGAGATACCAAGGTTAAAGACTTTGAAGCGCTAGCAAAAGCTAGAGCAAAATCTAAAAAGTAGATATAAATGAAAGAAGCTTTATGCTTTGATGATGTACTGCTAGAGCCAGCAACTAATAGTGTTGTTAAAAGTAGATCGCTTCCAAATCTTTCTATGAAAATTGGAAACCCAAATAATAAAGCAGCATGGCTTAATCTTAAATTTCCAATTATGATTGCTCCAATGGAGTATATTAGTAGTACAAAAATGCTTAACGCTATATCTTCAGTAAACGGAATCGGTTTTGTTCAAAGGCATAATGACATTAAAGATAAATTTGCTCAAGCAGAGTCTTTAAATGGAAGAAGCGGCTTTGCAATTAACATTGATCAAGCTAAAGATACTGATTTTATTAATAAAATTTTAAGCTTTAATGTAAAAGTTATATTATTAGATACTGCTTTAGGGCACACCAATGTTGTTGTTGATGCAGTTAAGCAATTAAGATCTATTGTTCCAAATAAGATACACATAATGGTAGGAAATGTGTCTTCTTACGAAGCCTACAAATCTCTTATGGATGCAGGTGCTGATTCAGTAAGAGTTGGAATTGGTGGTGGAGCAGCTTGTATGACAAGAATCGAAACTGGTTTTGGTGTACCAGTTTTAACATCAATAATGGACGTGTATGAAAAAGTTAAAGGTGATGAGATAAATGGAATTGTTGCAGATGGCGGGATTAAAAATAATGGAGATATTGTAAAAGCTTTTGCTGCAGGAGCAAGTGCCGTAATGATGGGTTCTATGTTTGCTGGACATGATGAATGTGACGGTGAACCAGGTTCTTTTAGAGGCCTGGCCTCAGAAGAGATTCAGATTAAAATGGGAGTTAAAAATCCATACTCCGAAGGCAAAGCAGGCAAAGTAGATAATAAAGGGTCGGTCATAAAAACAATTAAAAATATGCAAAACTCAATTAACAGCGGATGTTCTTATGGTGGAGTTTTAAACCTTTCTGACCTTGCTAAAAACGCTAAGTTTATTAGGGTGTCACAAGCAAGCTTAAAAGAATCCTGGCATAGGCTGGAAATCTAGTATCAAATATGCTATAATTATTTTACATCCGCCTTATGGGGATGCTAAACTAACTCGCTTAAAAGGAGCAAAAATGGTAAACACACTAACACTGGATCTTTTTAGAGATCCTTTTTTTATTGGCTTTAATCGTGAAATGGAAAGAATGGCACATGTCCATCAGGCTGCAACACGCCAAACATATCCTCCATATGACGTACTAAAGCTAGACGAAGATACATATCAGGTATCAATTGCAGTAGCAGGATTCACCAAGGAAGATATTGACGTATCCGTTGATAACGGAACGCTTATTATTAAGGGTGAAATCAAAGAAGTTACAGACGGCGAATACTTACATAAAGGTATTGCTGCACGTAAGTTCACAAGAACATTCGGGCTCGGTGAATATATGGAAGTAACTGGAGCTTCAATTGAAGATGGAATGTTGCATATTAATGTAGATAGAATCGTTCCAGAAGAAAAGAAACCAAAAGTAATTAAAATCAAATAATCTTTGGTTCGCTACCGAAGGAGACCTGAGCAAGTCACTAAAAGGCTCATTTAACTTAAAGGATAGGTAATGCCAGTATACGAATACAAGTGCTCATATGATGATGCACATGCAACAATGTCAGTACACAGATCAATTGTGGATGAAGATCCAGGCTACACATGTGTTGAATGTGAGTCAGAAATGACTAGACACTTTACTCCATTTGGTATACAGTTTAAAGGAAATGGCTTTTACAAAACAGATAATCCTAAGTAATTTAAATTAACATTCTGCTATAATTACTAAGTAAACAAAAATATTGTTTTACTTAGGAGATACCTAGTTGACTAGAAAGTTAAAGTATTTTTTAACCAGCCTTTTTATAATTGGCTGGCTTTTCCTTTTTAGCCCTAACTTTGCCAATGCTAATGAGCCCCCAGCGCCCTCAGAGCAGGTTGTAGTAAGCCCAGCACAGCAGGCAGTTAATACAGCCCTTGCTACAGCAACTACAGAAGTAGCGCAAGCTGTGGCAGCATCAGAAACATCAACTGCTACAATAGCAACAGCGGTACAAGCAGTAACAGCATCTAACACAGAGGTTGCTCAAGCAAATACAGCAGTAACCACAGCGGTAGCAGCAGTTGCAGAAGTTGCAAACACCAGTGCAATCGCACCAACTGCAACAACAGTGATACAAGATGTTACTACTGCAGTAGCAGCAGTGACAACAGCGGTTGCGGCAATCCCTGCAGATGCAACAACAGCAACACCAGAAGTTGTAACTGCACAGACAGTGGCTACAGAAGCAGCCGCAACAGTAACAGCAGCAGCAACAACTTTAGTTGAAGCAGTAGTTGCAGCATCTACTCCAGCAAACAGTGTTACCCCAGCACCAGAAGTAACCATTACACAAGTTGCCACTCAAGTTGCAACAGAAGCAGCACAAGCAGCAACAGCTTCTGCTGCTGTACAAAATGCAACTACTCAAATACAAGAGGCAAATACTGCAATAGCGGGAGCAAATACGGCGGTAGCTGCAGTAACTCCTGCACGAACAGAGGCTCAAACACAATTAACTCAAGCAAACGTAGCAATTAATAACGCTCAAGACGCAGTCAACGCCCTTGCAGCAACTATCGGCACAACTACAAATGTTTTATCTAATGTCGATGACGCTGGCGTTCGAATGAACCTTCCCTTTAATTTACAGATGGGTGGAGTGACATATAACAATGTTTTTGTAGGTTCTAATGCAACAATTACTTTTGGGGTAAATGAAGGTGGAACATATCACACTACACCTAATGCTCCTTCTATATCTATAGCAGGCTGGGACTGGACTACATGGAGTAATGGGTCTGGAATCACATACTCAACAACTACTAATACACTGAGTGTTGCTTGGGATCTTAGAGTTTATCCTTTAACTACCGCCGAGACACAAATGACTCAAGTTAGATTTAACGCAGACGTTAATCCATCTAACGGAGCATGGCAGGCAGATGTTAATGTTACTGGACCAATACCAAACGGTGCTAGATTTAATATAAGAGAAACAGCAGGCGGAGCAATAACACCTATTATTGATACTAATTCAGGTCCTGGATTTAATGGGACAATAAGTCAAGGACCAGCCTTTACTCCTACACCTGATCCAGATAATGCAACAGTATTGGCAGCAATTGATACAGCAAACGCACAAATTGCTACATTAAACTCAGCAATTACAACAGTTGTTGCAACAAATACAGCAAACATAAATACAGTTATTGCACCTATTGCAACTGTTTCACAAAATACTGTAACTGCATTAGCAGCAGCAAGCACAACATTAACTGAAAAGGTAGCAGACCTTGCAATTGTTTCTACAGCCGTAGAAAAAGTAACTACCGCACCTACAATAGTAGCAGCAGCACAAGCAGTAATTGATGCAGTTCCTGCCCCAGCACCTGCACCAACCCCTGCTCCACCCGCACCAGCTCCTGAACCACCAGTTGTTGAACCACCAGTTGTTGAACCACCAGTTGTTGAACCACCAGTTGTTGAACCACCTGCAGAAGAACCACCTGCAGAAGAACCACCTGCAGAAGAACCACCTGCAGAAGAACCACCTGCAGAAGAACCACCTGCAGAAGAACCACCTGCAGAAGAACCACCTGCAGAAGAACCACCTGCAGAAGAACCAC